CCGTTGTTGCTTAATAGGCTTGCCCAAGCGGCTTCACCGCTGCCGGCCTTGACAATAATATTTCCATCGGTAGTTGCTGTAACTGTATCGAATGTCCAACTGCCAGTGTCAGCAGTACCACCTGCACCTAGCACACTAACATAAGTTCCGTTGCCAACAATATCACGTTGTATGTCTGCACCCAATGGTAACTTTAATACAGAGCCGTCCCATATCATAGGCATGTTACTGGCGTATATTTTTACTCCGTCACTTTCAATCTGGACTCCGGTCACACCGTTTCTCATCAAATGTATGGCCCCATCGGTAGTATTGATTGTTAAACCGGCATTGGTATCAAGATTGTAAGTAGCACCGGTTAAAGGAATCCCACCGCCTATCCCGTCGAGTATATTGTTTCCATCACTGTCGACAATATATCCACCTTCTGGTAATTCTAACAAACCGTCATCTCTAAAGGTCCATGTGTTACCTAATGACTCAATGGTTGTTTGATTAGCGGACATTTCAATATTGCCCACCGTACCGGCATATGGACCACTGCCTTGGATTAATTGCTCAGGAGTTGCTAGTGGCGGAGCACCAGCTTCAATAACGACATTACCACCAACACCATCTTGCGACGCATTACCGCCTTTGATGTAAACTGGCATGGCAGTATCAAATCCGCTTTGAATAGTAATGCCACCAGTCGGTACACCTTCACCGTCTAGTTCAATGTTTACAAACTGTGTATCATCGCCCAAGTGATAAGTTGTATTTGCGTCGGTTGAATATAGTTCATTAAAATTGCTATCAATACGATCAATAGCCTCATTTATTTTTCTAAAGGCAACACGTAGCGGATCACCACTACGATCGTTGTCAGTAGATCCAATCCCAACTAATGGACCGTTTGGTGCGTTTGTGTTTATTTTTTGCTTAGACATTATGCTCTCCCTACAGCAACTTCTATTAGGCCGACTTCGCCATAATCTTTATCTTCTAAAGCCTTACCTATAATAGCACCTAACTTAGGATCTAGAGCTTTAATAGCACATCCAGGAGTAGCACTAGTTGTTAATAAGTCTCCTTTCTTAACCCGTCCAACAACTTTACAAGGGACTCGTCCAGCAAGTGCTATTAGCACTTTATCTCCTGGACAATCACCGTTCATGATGTAGGCAGCGTTAGTACTTACAACACCTGCAACTCGGGTATCGTTGACCATTACTGATGTTGTTACTTCTTCTTCTCCACCAAACACTAGAACAGTTCCTGATTCATATGTTTGATCGCCAGTGTAGTACTCTGCTAAGTCAGCGGCATAAGTTGCTTCAAGTGTACCAGTTATAGACCATGCACCTGTAATGTTACCTTGCGCAGTTGAACTGCCAGTTGTTAGTGTATATGACTTTAACGTACCAGCAGTAGCATCAAACTGACTTGAACCATCTAACGCCCATTGCCCTGTTAGTGTACCATTAGTACCAGTTGCACCAGTTGTTAAGTTATTTGATTTTAGTGTACCAAGTGTAAAGTCAATCTGGCTACTGGCCTGTACTGCATATTGTCCAGTAATACTTCCTGGAGTTGCAGGAGCACCTGTTGTTATAGTTGTTGCTTTTAATGTAGCACTACTAAAGTCCCATGTTCCGCCTGCTGTTGCAACAGAGTTACCACCTGATGAACCGGTTGATGATAAGAACTTATATGCACCGGGAGTATAAAACTCAATAGCGTTAGTTGCAGTATCAATGGCTTTGTATCCATCAACCTTGAGTTGTTTAGTATCAAGTTCTCCAGCAGTACCATATTTGGCCAACGCACTTGGAGTACCATCAGTTGCTACAGTAATAATGCTTTCAGAACCTTCAGCACCGTTATAAGTTATAGCACCAACACTGGTATTAAACTTTTGGAATAGACCTTTACTTAACACAGACTGTGCTGTAGATTCTTGCGGATAAGTTGATGATCCAGTAAAGTTAGCAAGTACACTACCGTTACCGATATTGGCCATTTGCGCTTTGGTAATACTATTATTTTTAATAGTAATAAAACCATTAGTAGCCACAAAGTTTGTAGAGTCAAAACTTGATATACCTTTAGTAGCCGAACCAGCGGTTGCTGCCGCTGTTGAGTCTAACAATGCCAGTTTACTCTGGGCAATAGCCGCCGCTGAGTTGACGTCTGCGTTGACAATAGTATCGGCAGCAATCTGATAGTTAACAGTGGCACTATCTAAACTGATAACAGGTGCACCAATAGCATGTGTTGCCGCAATGTTACCAGTGTTGTAGTTAAACTTACCAGTTGAATATGTTGATAATCTTACAACAGTTTCAAATCGGTTAGCACCATAGTTGATTGTACCATAAGAGAATACTTCGTTATCAATCTTAATGTATCCCGGACCTGCTGGGAATCCACTAGCATTAGCAACAATGATCTGAGTAGTGTCTACAGCCAGTAATGTTGTAATAGCAGTGGCCAATGTTGTTGGAGTTGGCATAGTAACAGTAGCAGTTAAATCTCCTGCTACGGTAGCCGATACGGATATACTACTGCCTCCAATGAATGCCAATACATCACCGTTTACGGGAGTACCAGGATATACATCAGTAAGTTCAGTTAACTGATCTTTCAATGCCAGCTGTGCATCAACGTAGGCTTTTGTAGCGGCATCGTTAGCTAAAGTTGGAGCCGCTAAGTTTGTTACGTTGTTATTATTGGCATTAAGCGATCCTTTCATACCAGCAGAACCGTTCAATGGTAAGTAGCCTGGGCCAATCAAGTTGGCCGCCGCCACAGTAGCACCACCGTGGTCAATACCTAGACGTTTGTCAATGTAACCACGAACAGCACTTTGTACTGGAACAGTATCAGGCGCATTGTTGGTCATGGTGTTATCTGTTGAGAACTCACTTACAACAACACCACGCTTAAATCCAATACCGTCTAAGTTACTCAACGCGATACTTGCACTGAATGTAACTGTACCAGTACCTTGGTCAACTGTAAAGAATCGACCTACACGGAAAATACCGTTTTGGTCAGTGGTTACATAGAATACACGACCTACACCTTCTTCATAAGTTTCGTTTTCAGGTTGACGTGACTGTGCAGGATTACCATAAATCTGATATGGATAGTTAGTAGTTGAGTAACCACCTGTACCAATATCTAAGAAGTCATGTCCTGTGGCACGGCAAGTACTAATACGTGTTGTAACTTGCCCAGCAGTTCCAGCCGCATATCCGCAACGGATAGTAGTAGGATCTATAGTACTAAATGGTTTACTAATACCAGTTGCAATGTTTGTAGCAGAAGTCTGGGCGTTAGTAATCGTGGTAGTAGTTGATGTGCTCCATGTTCCTGGATCAAATGGGTACTCTAGTGTAATACTAGTAACAGTACCCGATGCTGTAGTACATTTAAATACACCGTTATACAATGGGTTGGTATTACCAGATACCTTGTAATACTTGTTTAGTGTTACAGCAGTTGACGGTATAGTTAATGATACAGAGTACTTGGTTAATACTGGACCAGTCTTTGAACCAAAGCTAGAAACAACAGTTGGAGTTATAGTTCCAAATCCTGCGCTTAATGCACTCATTGTTCCTGATGCACTGGATAATGTAACGTTAGTTCCGCCTAAGTTATTGCTTACAGAAATTGTACCACTGCTTAATACCTCAGTAATGTAATAGGTTTGTCTAGCAGTACCAGTACCATCACCTACGCCGGTTGCAACAAACGTTGTTCCTGGAGTATTGTTTACCGCACCAATTAAGGTGTAAACAGTTGTACCAGCAGTTAAGATTGTATAAGTCTTACCAATAGTAAATGTTCCAGCAGTAGTAGCACTGGTATCAATGCCGCCGTATGCAGTGCCACTAAACGAAATAGTATTTCCTACATATAGTCCTGTTGTTGTACTGACTGTAATCAAATCATTTGTACCAGTAATAGTTGTAGAACTTTGTGATACTGTTCGACTTACAGTCCATGTAGAGCCTGCACCGGATCCACTGAGATTGGCAGTAATGTATGTACCTGCAGGTATAGTACCTCCAGTTAGATACATGCCAACGGCTACAGTTCCACTAGGAACAGTACCAACAGTTAGTGTTGTACCACTAATACTACTACTGTTCATTGTAGCAGTAGCATGTGTAGTTGCGGTGGCTGTTACAGTAGTACTTGGATCAGTCTTATAGGCAACGGTCGCTGTGGCAGTACTTACACCAGCGTTGGCTGTAACAGTTGTTGTTGATAAAGCAGTTAGTACTGGAATCAACACAGCGCCGCTAGCACCTTCGATTGTTTCAATAGTTAAAATAGGAGTGCCAGTGTAACCATAACCTGGATTAACCACGTTGATAGTTGCAATAGCACCACCGGAGACTGTACAAGTAACAATCGCATCAATAAGAGCGCCACCGCCACTTACTGTAATAACTGGAGCTCGAGTATATCCACTACCACCGTTGTTGATAGTAATGTCACCTAGTGTTGCTACTTTAGTAGCAGTAACAACACTTGCACCGTCGATAGCAACAGAGCCAGTTGACACATTGTGATTTTTACTTACATTCCAAGTAGATCCATTACCGCTGCCGCTAATGTTTGAAACAATATATGTTCCAGATATTACATTGGTTCCGCTTAAAGTCATACCAACTGCAACTGTTCCGCTAGTAACAGTACCAACTGTTAACGTTGTTCCGCTAATGCTACTACCGGTTGTTGTTGCTGCCAGTGCTGGCAAATATATAGCAGGCGATACTGTAAACTGTGTTGCAGTATCTTTTGATGTAACATAAACGTTACCGTCAATAGTAGGACCGGTTACAACCATACCAACTTCGATAGCACTAGTACTGGCTACAGTAATAGCAGTTTGACTATTAGCTGATACAACTTGATGGTATCCGTTATATTTAGAGTTGCTATTTCCTGAGATATATAGATAACTATCAACAGTTGGTAACGTTTCCTTCCAAGGCAAATCATAAGTTACAAATCTTGGATCGGACCCAGTTCCAGTGATTGAATTATAGCTTAGTGCATTTACAGCATTACCTGTTCCTGCAATATTCTTCAACGGCACAGGGTTGATAGTCAAGTATGGCGATATCAAACTAGTAAAAGTCAATACACCAGTAGGTGTGCTGTCGGGAGCACCACTAATAGTCAACGTTACTCCGTCAATATTGACATCAGTAACTGTGTGGCTTGTACTAAATCCTGTTCCTGAAATAGCATCACCAACTTGAATACCAGTAGTGCTATCAACTTTTAATGTAGTACCACTACTTCCGGTTGGAACATACGTTGCGGTAACAGCGTCATGAGGTTTAGTATAACCTAAAATCTGATGTACACGACCATTCCAACCAAATATATAAATGCCTTTATTCAACTGGTCAATGGTTGACTGTTTAGAAATAGCAAATATTGCCAATCGTAAGTCGCCAGTTTGTGACCCCATTGTTTTTGTTACGTCTAATGGATCAACATCGTCAACGTGTGCTGGATCTAGCACTGGCTTATAGTAGGCAAAGCTAGTGTCAGTTTGTAAAACAGCCACGTGGTCGGGCAATAGCTCGCCAGTACCGTCTGTTAAGTTATAGGTAATAACACGGTAGATATCACCTAAGTTGTCATTGTACTGTAAAGCAGTAGAAGGACGAGTTGGGTTTACGTTGGCAATGTCTAGGTATTTGTTATTTTGTAGTGTTCTAATAGTAACAATCTGTCCATCGTACAGTGCAGTTACTAGACCTACTGATGAAGTACCATTGTTACCTGCACGACTTAGATTTAACTTAAGAACGTTTTTATTATTAACAGTGGTAGTTGTGTGTTCAACACTGGTAACTTCATAACGAACCTGTGCACCACCGCCAGATAAACTGTGGTCAATTTCTAACTCACTAATATTTTGTGGATTATAATCATAACCTAAAATATACACAGCAATCGCCTGTTGAGTTGCTGTTGGAGTCATTTCGTTTACAAACACACCCCTCTTGTAAACATAGGCATTTTGAACCATGTTGTTAGCAAGTGTAACAGCATCTGGCAATTCAGTTACGTCATACCCCGATGCACGTAGACCGTAGTCACCGTGTGAGTTAGAACCTGCAACAGAACGAATCTGTCCACCATCGGCGGCCCAGTAGTGAGTATGACAGTAGTATGAGAATGTTGACACTTGCTCAGTTACGCCGCCGTTCTTGGCCACAATAGCGTAGCCCAAGTCGTTGATCATGGCAAAGTCGTTGGCCAACATAGACTTGTTACCGCCCATTTCAATGTTGATAACAGTGCCGAGACCTTGGTTTAGGAACACAATAGTGTCTGCTGCCAACTGGGTTTTATTTGCTTGTAGTACAGTTCTAACACTAGTTAGTGTACTACCAGTAAAGTTACTTGGATTAACTACAGATGTAGCAGTAGCATTGTCAGGAACAACATCAATCAATAAATCAACAAGGTCACCAACTGCTGTTGCTGTAGTACTGTTTCCTGGATTAACAAGATCTTTTACTTGCGAAACTGAGTTACCGACGCTAGGTGTTACTGTATTATTTTGAACAATGGCTTGCACTACAGTTTTCATACGACCATATGCGGCGGCTGTTATAGTTTCTTCACCGGCAATAGTGCTGCCAGTTACTAACACACTATAATAGGCCTTAGCGGCTGCATAAGTTTGACTGTTGCCGCCGTAAAGAACGTCATATACTAGTGCATCAACAATGTAACCTACGTCTCTAGCACAAGTTTCTTCATTGTAGTTTGGAATATTTGCAATGTTGTAGTTGGTAGCGACCCAAGCTGTTATTTCAGCTTTGATAAAATCTCTATTGCTGATCAACAAGTTTTTAGAGTTGATGTATGGAGCAGTTTGCCAACTAGGATTAGGATATGTTATTGCTGGTACAGCGTCAACACCATTTGCTAGTATGCTAGTAATAATAGCCATGCGGTCTGTTATTTCTGATACCGCAGTATTATTACCTGCAATACCAGATAACGCTACTGCCCAGCTTTTCACTTGTTCAATGGCCGATATAGTTTTGCTTAGTTGTATATTTCCTCTTACAACAGAACTGTATGATCTTAGATATGAGCGTCCTGCTGATATAGCTTGGTAGTTAGAACCATAGACAATGTCGTAGCCAACAGCATCTAATATTAAACCTACGTCACGTGAACAAAGTGTTTCATTAAAAGTAAAACCACCATTCCACGGTGTAGCATCGTCCAGAGTTACAACCACTGTTCTTGAGTTACTGTTATACGACACAATATCGTTAATTTGATAACGTGCGCCAGACACATAAAATGCGCAAGGCGGTTGTGGAGCACGTACATCAAGACCGCTGTTAATTCCGCCAGTGATAGTTAAAGTTTTTCCATCATCTTCAACTGCAACGATAGTACCTCGTAGGCGTCCAGCAAAACCGTCAACAAACTGTCCTCCGGCCCAACGCTTACGATTAATAGATTGACTGAACGATGAACAAACTTGTCCATATGGTGACTTAGTTTTAATTTGTCCTTCTGGGTCAAGCACCATGGCAAATCCACCATGACCTTGTAGTGACAAGTTGCTAATACGTGTTGCATCATTACATAAGAATATGTCCATCTCTTTATTATTCTTAGGTGTTGATGTAATATCTAATGGATTAGTTAGATAGTGGCGACCATAATTAACTGTACTGTAAATATGCCATTCACTAGCAGAAAGTGTTCTAGCTTCTTCGAATGGATAGATAACTGAACAGTTCATAAAGTTACCGCTAACCGAGTCAACAATAGCCTTACCCGGAATAGCACTTCCAATGTCGTCTTGGAAAACCTTACCAATCCAGGTTGCTGGTACTTGCCCGCTACCTAATGTTATAACAATCTTGTTGTTAGTGGCACTTAATGTTGCAGTAGCCGAAGACCTGTAATCAATAGTAGTGTCAATCGGACCCAACTGCATAGCATCAATAATAGCATCACGATAGAACAATGTCTTGCGCCACGGTGATTGACTAATACGATCACGTGGTCTAATAATAGTTCTACGGAACTCATCGCCCTTAATGGATACGTTTGTTGCAAGTTTGATTGGATAGTCTTCGTAGTAAATACCTGCTTCTACAAAAATAACAATCTGTAGATCTTTAACACTTTCACCAAAGTCTAACATTTCACCAACTTTATAATAAGCCGGTTTGGTTAAACGGCAAGTGATAGTATCGCTAGGATCACCGCCACCTTGCATATAGGTTACAATATTAGAATATGCCGAAGACTCAACACCAACTAATACCTTAGCAGGAAGGATGTCATTATTTGCTGGAGCTCCTTGGTCAACGTGTTGATTCCCACCGTTAGTAAACTTCACAGTCCAAATACCAGTACCAAAACTAGGTGTAGGCGCCGCACCAAATCCGTTTTCAATAATACTGATTAACGTATTCATGTTGGCTGTAAAATCAGTGATAGCATCATCACTTGGAATAGGAACTGAAGTTCCAACACCGATTCCGATTTCTGAACTTGGAATAGTGCCAGACAATGTTATAGTTTGAGTGTATAAGTTTTGATATCGAGTGGCAGTTGTTCTATTAAGAACTTGAAGAGCCAACGATTTAGCATATAATATACCGTCTAGAGTTTCGCTGTACTGTGTACCAATAGCAATAGATTTAGCACTGGTATTCCTATAGTAGCTCTTACCTGCGCTGATACTTTGATATGTTCCATCAGTAATCAAGTCGATGGCCATGGCTTCAATGATGTATCCTACATCACGGAAACATATTGCTTCATCGTAGTTAAATCCGCCTTTATATGTTACATCTAAATGATTCGTAACATCATTCTTGACAATATCTTTTTGTGTAGTAATAATAGATGCAATAGCTTTGTAAACTTCGCTATAGTCACCAGTAGTCTTACTTGGTAATGTAGCAGTTGGTGTTGTATTATTTGTAATAATATCTTTAATATCATTAAACAATGTATTAATATCATCAGTTGCGGCGTCACCTTCTGTTAGATCTAAGTCGGTATAAGCTGAAACATTAAATGGAGGTGTTTGATATGACACATTTGGAACAACGTTTTGTACCAACTGCACTAACAACTGTTGAGCATAGTTAATAGAAACAACAGTTTGATCAATCTGTCCCGGAACTAAAGATACAACTCCATTCCAATATTGCTCACCGGCATATATTGATGCTGAGTTACCACCGTATGTAATGTCGTATGCAATAGCTTCAATAATATATTTTAAATCTCGACGGCATTTAGCAGTATCAAAGTTTGATCCATAGTTTGAAATAGCGTAACCAATAACTTCTTCTTGTACAAACTCGATGTTTGCTAGCATTAGTTCTCTAGCACTGGTATATCCGTTTAACAAGCTAGCAGGGCTAGTGTATGTAACTTCAGGTCTTGATTCTAGCCCAAGTCTTAATAAGTTAATAACAATATTAAAACTTGTATTAATACTGGCTAATGCCCCGGCATCGTTGATAACTGGGAATGTTGCATTCATGTAGTCAACAGCCGCTTGACTTAACAGGGTTCTGTTGGCGTTGGCAACACCTAGTATAGAAGATCTAACAGCTTTTAGTGCAGTTGGCGCATCTGCAATAGCTGGCGCCAATGTTGTAAAGTAAGTATTATTAAGGAATGTTATAACACTGCCTGCTATTGATGTCTTTGCACTTTCAACTGTTAGACGAATACTGTTATAACCTGAGTTGCCTAAACTGTATGTAGGATCAATAACAGCCACAGATGATCCATTTATTACACTGATTAAGGACCCAACAAGATCACTAACAATAGTTGCTTCAGTACTAGTTCCAGCTGCCAATGTTAAGTTTTGTCCAGCTGAGTTTGAAGTAGATCTAGCAACAGTTTGATTTTGAATAACTTGTTGTATTACAGTTTGCAATCTAGTATATGCGGCAATGTTTTCAGATACTTCACCAGAAATAACATTTAACGATCCACTAACATATGAGTTAGCCGCAAGTATGGTTGCACTATTTCCGCCATAGGTTAAATCGTATACTAAGGCATCAATAACATAACCAACATCTCTGAAACATATTGCGGCATCGTAGTTTATAATAGCACCTGGGTTAAGTGTATCATTTACAAATGCTACAATCTCAGATTGTAAGAATACCTTGTTGGCTATAATAACTGCTGCCGAATGTGTTACACCGAGACTTGCACCTGCAGGTACAGGAGTAGATAACGTTGGGGAACCGTTTAATCCTTGATCAATAATGTCAGTAACTGCTTTAAAATTATTTGTTAAGGCAGTTCTAGCACCAGAGTCAGATACTAATGCTAGCACCTCGTCTCGAGCCTTGTTTACACCTGCAATAGTTTGGCCTTTCTGACTAGTAGTTACAGTACTGGCATATGAACGAAGATATGCTAAGCCAGCTGTAATAGACTGTGCATTAGTGCCAAATACTAAATCTGAAGTAACCGCATCAATAATCAATCCAACATCTCTAGAACATTTTGCATCATCATAGGTTAACTCGCCAGTAGCGGTTAGCTGTTTAATAATGTCAAAAAGTTGAGCTACTTTAGTTCTTACAGCAACGGCATTTGTTCCAGTACCAGTAGTTCCTGAAAATGTTTCGTTTCGGTATTGTCTTGTAGTTTGTTGATAGATAATATCAGGTGTAGAGTTTGTTAAAATAAATCCAGCAAGTGTTTTGATTTTATCTATCGATGCTAAAGTTGCAGTAACTTCAGCTTCTGCAATTTGTCTAAGATAATTAATCCAATATCTTCCGCCAGCATAGATGCTTAAACTGTTTCCGCCATAGACAATGTCATATACAACTGACCATACCATAAACTTAATGTCGCGTTTACATGTGGTAGCACTATAAGATAATCCAGGATACTCGTTTTGCAACAGTGCAATAACTTCCGCTTGTATAAACGGTATGTTGGCTAGTAATAGTTCTCTCGCAGAAGTTTGTGCAGTATTAGCCGTTGTTAGTTCTGGCATTGATACAGCAGGAAGATTTCCACCTTCAATGATATTAATCATTGCGTTGATATTATTACCAATGATTGTTGCACTGATAGGAACGTTAGTTACTGCGGTATACGATAACAGTGTATCTTTTAAGTTAGCAAGTACTCTAATAATCTGATCTACACTGGTATCAGTATTTGCAGTAGGATACGCTAAGGCTAAAAATATGCTTTGTACATTTGATTGAAAAATAATATCTAAGCATAGACCATCGATTACTCTGTTAATATAGTTTCTTAACTCAGTAGTATCGTATGAAAAGTTTAGGATCTCGTCACGTGCAAACTCGATAGCATCTATTGTTTGAATAAGTTGGCTAGATAAAACTTTGGAACTGGCTGCATCATAATATTTTGTGCCTGCCAGTACAGAATTAAAGTTTGTACCAAATACTAAATCGTTAGCCACTGCATCAAGTATTAGGCCGATATCTCGTTGACATTTTGCTTTATTGTAAGTAAATGTATTAACATACTTGTTATTGATATAGGCAATAACTTCATATTGAATAAACTCTTTATTAGCACGTAGCAAGTCAAAAGCAGAAACATATCCAAAGTCAGCACTATTTCCGTTTGCCACAGATACGTCAGAAATAGTTGAGAATGTTTGACTAGGACCTTGCGTGTAGGCCAAACGTTGACGATAAGGCCCCGGCTCAGTTTGTGCAACTGATATCAAGTTATCAGCAGCCAAAGCAGCCGCACCAACAGTGCGGTAAGCGTAGTTCCAGAAACGACCTTCTTTACCTTTTGGACTTAGTGCTTGTGTATCATCGCCTTTGGTAGTTACATACAAGTTGATAGCACTTGAATATGTTGAGTTATCAACATAATATTTTGTTGCAGCCTGAAGGTCATCAATACCATTTGGTGTGCCAACACCTGCAATAGCGCCTGGGTGATCATTTAGATACAATGGCCCAGTCATTGAGTCACCACCACGGAATACTACATTTTTACGTGGAAGGGCTTCTGAAGAAACATAGTTGCTGTTTAAACTTGGTGCATAGTCTGGATCGTCAATCTGAGGAAGTGTGGGCTCATCACGCACTCTTAGTGCTTCGACAACCACACCGCCTTCGGCTTTAATATAGTGGCTGTCTGCGTAGCCTTTGCTAATAGCAAGTTCGTCAATGGTTGTGGTAGTTCCACGAGGACCGTGAACAGCGTTAAATGAAGTTACTAAAGATTGGCTTGGATAAGCAACCTTACCAATAGCAAATCCTTGTGCATTTAATGGGCCTCCTAAGCGTGGAGCAGGGTCACTAGCAGTAGTCGATAAGCTGTTGGTAATAAGAATCTGATCTGGATCAGTCGTATCAATACTAATACCTTCACCAGCTACTAATGATTTAGCCGCTAGGTTTACACCATCTGTTGATGAAATAATAACTTTATTTTGACCGTAATCTGCCGGAGCATCTGACAAGTTACTAAATCTAATCTGGCCTCCTGCACCAAAGACAGCATAAAGTTCGTTAAAGTTTTCATTTACTTTACGGAACGATTCACGTATACTATCACCGGTACCGTCATTACCAGCTGAGCCAATATCAATATCTTGTTTTGCCATTTGTTAAACTCCGAAACTTGATCCGCATCCGCAAGTTGTAGTTGCGTTGGGATTAATAATTGTAAAAGAACTGCCCATGAGTTCTTCTTTGTAGTCGATTGTTGCACCTTGTAGATACTGCATACTCATGCTATCTACAAGTACTTTAAACTCGTCTAAAGGGATTTCAAAATCGTCTTCGTTGATTTCTTCATCTAGTGTAAAACCATAACTAAAACCACTACAGCCGCCGCCTTGTACAAATGTACGTAACGATATATTGGGATTAGCTTCATCATACAGAATGTCTTTGATTTTTGCTTTTGCTGATTCAGAAATTGTGATCATATCGGCCCTCGATATGATATTTATCAAAGGCTTTTTATAACCTTAATGTAAATAAGTTTATGTTTTTAAAGACTGAATACATTAAAACACAGCACACTAGACTGAGTAAACTTGGTCATGAGCACACCTACTACCGAAACAAAACCGTAGTGGTGTTACGTTGTGATAGTTGTACTGAAATATTTTATAGAGATAAAGGATCAATGGATCCAAAAAGACTTACAAACAATGTGTATCATGTTTGTAATAAATGTGATGCAAAACGCTTTGCACAAGATAAAGGAGTCGAAAGCAGAAATCCGTGGGATATGCCTGTAAGTAGCCTTAAGAAGCTAGGCCAACTTTAGAACTAATAACGTTCCAGTTGATAATCTTCCACTGATTGGCCAAATAACCTTTTTTATCTGATTGATAATCCAATGCCCAAGCATGTTCCCACCAGTCCACAAGTAGTACGATGTCCTGCTTAATTTGGTGATTAACGATCGTTTTGATCTTACCATCACGAGCCAAATAAACCCAGCCGCTACCTTGAACGCCCATAGCAACCTTTAAGAACTCATCTTTAAACTTGTCAAAAGTCTTAAAATGCTTAGTAATAAACTCGCCGGCAGAACCGTCTGGAGTGTTGGAACTAGCAGGTGCTTGGTATTGTGTAAACAATATGTTGTGCAAAAACGCACCCGCTTCATTAAAGTCAGCATCGCCCTCGCCATTATTAAATCGATCAACGTAGGCCTTGTATAACTTCCCATAGTGATAGTCCATTGTATCTTCACTGATACTTGGATCTAAATCACTTCGTTTATAAGGCAACTTGGCCTGCACCAACGTTTTTGGTGTTTTTCCTTCGTTTAGACTAACATATCGAATAAAGTTATACATAATGATATTTATCGTATAAATATTTCACTAAGGAGGAACATAGAATGTTCAAGAAAATTAAAGAGTTTTTTACAGGTAAGCCTGCAGAAGTTGTTGCAGAAGTACCTTATAAGGTAGAAGCACCAGCTCCTGTTGTTGCAGAAGTTGCTCCTGTTGTTGCAGAAGTTGCTCCTGTTGTTGCAGAAGTTGCTCCTGTTGTTGCAGAAGTCGCCGCTACTGAAGCTCCAGCTAAGAAGCCACGTGCTAAAAAGCCAGCTACTGCTAAAAAACCTCGTAAACCAAAAGCACCAAAATAATAAAAGGGCGCAATGCCCTTTTATTAAAATCTGGCTAGTTGCTGAGAGTAGTTAGCCATATCCTCTTGTATGCGAGCTTTACGCTTGTCATCAAGATTAGGATTTTCTTCTAGCTCTTCCCTAAGAGTTTCCAACCTATGTATTAGTTGTTCTCGAGATAGCTTTTGGCTTGATTGTACAGTTCCATGCTGGCGAGGTTTTTGCCCTTGCTTTCGCACATTATGTCGAACTGGTTTAGAAAAGTTATTGCCCATTCGTTTGTTTTTTGATTCCAATAAAAATCACTGTGTGCTCTTAGTTTTTGTTTTTTATGGCCAGACTCTAAGAGAAACTTGTAATCCGGCAATGTGTTAGAGCAATGCCCCTTTAACCAATTTTCTCGGCTGACACTATAATGTAGTGTAGGGCGAACGCCATGCCAACTGTCGACAACACGACGTACACGTTCGTCAGTTGGCTGGATATATTCTCCAGTTTTAACCCAATGATGATGTATATCGAGAACAACGGGAACAACGTCAGTAATGCTAAGAACATCTTCTAATCCCCATGCGTTTTCTTCGTTTTCAATAGTAATACAGTTGCGGGCTTCGGGCGATAGTCGTTTATACGCACGTCTAATACCTTCGGGACCTTGTCTACCCGATATGTGTACATTGATTTTAAAGTCCTGAAAGGATTTACCGTAGCCCATGTAGCGTGCCATATCGGCATGATATTCAAACTCCTCTATAGATCGGTTAACAATATCCTCTGAATCACTAGCCAGAACAGTGAACTGACCAGGATGAAAGCTGAGGCGTACATTACGAGAACGAGCGATATTACCGACTTCTTGAAAATGTTTTTCTGTATAATCTCTGGTGGCAGGTAACTGCCAAAAATAACGCCAGCTAGGCTCAGTATACACAGGCAAAAGGTCACTGCTAAGACGTACCATACGTAAGTTATCATCTAGTGCTCCTACTCTTTCTACAAGTTTGCGGGTAGATTCGATGTTCTGAACCATAAGGTCCCAAAGTTTTTGTTCTGCAACATCTTTAGTTTGGCGTCTAAGCCAAGCTACAGTTGTGCTACCAGTATTATACTTCTTAGCATCATCTTTAGGTTTAATGCCATTAACCTGATCGGGTGTATCGATCCATTTACATGCGAAGCCTATTTTTCCCATTACCAATGCCTTATGACGCCTGCGATTATAAAAAAGTTTGTTATAACATATATTAACACAATACATGTACGAATGCAAGCAATTTGGTCTGCTTCCTCGTCCGAACTGCCTGCTTTTTCACCTAAAGATTTTGCCCAAAGGCGCCAAATACTTCTAGACAACTTACCACCATTCTTTCTTTGGTTTTGGTGTTGGTTTGTTAAACTCTGGATTTGAGTTTGGCGGCAATAGTTTTACATCGCCTACTTGCCCTTGCGGACCAAATGTTACTTGCTTAACTGGTTCGTACCGAGCTTTGTCATTCCTATACCAGCCGTCACCTACAAAAGCAAGGCCAGCGGCACCTAATAGTCTAGTAAGATCAGGCGATTTACACTGAGGACATTCCTCCGCATGAGTTTGGCCCTTTCGTAACTCTTCCCATTGATGTTCACAACCGTTACAACGATACTCTCTTATTGGCATGTATTAATCCTTAAACTCGTTATCTTCTCTGTGGCCTACACGCATTGCCATATTTGCATCAGTTTCGCGAACTTCAACTTTGCAACACCAAATGCGTTCAGCTTCTGTCTTGCCATACTGCGGCAAATAAATGGTATTGATATATTCATATAAAAAATCAGCAATACCTTCACAACCTGTTTTTTCTACTTCTGTAATCTTTGCTAGTTTTAGCTCGCCTAATCTCAACAGTTCTGCACGTTGAGGATCGTCTTGCGCTACTAACAAAGTATGGTCGAACCAATCTTCTAAGTTATGTTTGAGGTCTTTGAGGCCTCCAAAATCCATGCACCAGTTACGTGCATCTAGTGTATCGCACTCAAACTCAAAGTGAAATGATAGTGCGTATCCATGAATAAGATTACAATGACTATCTGCTCGCCATTGACGATATGCAACCGGTCCGATTTGTTTATAAGTTTTTGTACTAATGTACTTTGCCATCTCTAGTCTCCTTTATGAAAATGAGCAAGTTTGATGACATGCAGAATATTTAAAGAGGGATGAATGCCATAAAAGTCCTCTACTGTTAATTATACAGAGTTATATGTAGAAGTCAACGTTATTGGCGACTAATACTACCAAACGGTAACCATACTCCGGGATCACCTTCAACTACACATACCCAACCAACATATGAATCAGCTCGAGGGTTATCATTCCAACATATATCGCCAACAGTATGACTACCAGTAGATGGTCTATCAGATCCGGTAATAAACTTTCTTCCTGCAAAGCTCATATTTCCACTAACTGCTAGACTTAAACTTGGGTCTGGATTATTAACACCGACACTCAACGGTCCAAATACTTTAACTGGTCTACGTGTATTTTGTTTGTTACCAATAACTATTTCATCTCGATCTAAGTATAGTTCTTCAATACCTTGTACAGTAATGCTTAAATTTTTATTAACAGCTAGACCTAAGTTGTTAACAGCTAGACTATTAGTTCCGTCATTAAAGTTTACTGATTTTGCAATAACATCGTGTGCTACTAACTCGGATAAAAAGTTACCAGTTCCTTGTACAGTTAAACTTTGTAAAGTTCCTAACTTGGTTAAGTTTGATTGTACAACACTATTACCTAATGCAGTGTTTGACAAAACAGATTGTCCGTCAATATGGTAAGCGCAGTTTTTATTAAGATCAAGACTTTCACTTGACCAAAATCTATTGGGGCCTGGGAGCAAGACCAGCTGGCTTGATGAGTTTTGATTTTTCCATACTAGACCGATATTGTAAACATTACTAGTCCTTGTTGCTTTAAACTCTAAAGAGCTGTTTCTTTCTACACGATTATCGGTAACAATCGATTCTGCTTCGATAGTTCCGTATACTTTAAGAACACCATTTTTAAAGTTTTCATCGCCTATGTGTACTTCACCGTTCTTTTTAACAATCACTCTTGAAATATTATCAGTAATAATAGATACGTCGTGATTGGTATAAGTTCCAATATTGGCAACACCTACATTAGTAGAGGTTAACACCATTTCGATGTCTTGGTCAACAATACTTAACGTACCGTTGGGTTGCTCAGTTCCTAGCCCTAAACGATTGGATTCTGTGAATATTGCCCAACCACCAATATTAGCATGTCCGGATACTTCAAGTTTTTGTAGTACACCGATTTGTCTAAGATTACTTTTAATAATAGATGAACCTAGAGTACCTGCACTAAGCACATCAACATTGTCAATTTTGTAAGATCTACTAGGAGCAAGGTCAATATGCGCACTCGCCCATATTCTTTCTCCTGTTCTGTAAGATAGCTTGTAGCTACCTTCGCCCCATGTCCAGCTGAACCCTTTTCCGTTTAGTTCTTGTTCTGTGTTAAAGGTCCACTGCCCGGAGTCAGTTGGTGCTCCGTTTTCTGTAACAAGATTTTTAACTTTTATAGTATCGGCTGTTACAGTTCCGGTAACAGTGAGATCGCCGGAATGGTTAAAGGAACCGCTAGTATTAGCAAGTTCCTCTTGTATGATTTGTATAATGCCGTCTTGAAGTGATAGTTGTGCCATGGAAAATACTCTCTTTCGAGTATTTATCCATGTTTTACTAACCTTTATGCTACTTTAAGAAGTACAGTATCTTCGTTTAGGCGACCATTCATTTTAGTGTCTGTAGCGTTGATGTCTTCTAAAAACTTACGCAACTGTACCTTACCCGCCGCTTTAAACTCCTTGAGTTTTTCTTCGGGCTTACGAATAGTCTTTTGCACACTCTTAAACTCGTCAAAGCCTGTGATTGTAGTGCCCTTTACGCCTAAATCTTGGAACTCTGCGGCAATATACTTGCCAAGTTTGCGAGTTTTAGTATTAAACACCCACAGTTCCTTAGCACCAATAATGTCTACAGGGTTGATACTAACCAGTTTAAGCGGCTCTTCAGTTTTCTTGAACTTGAGTTTAGCAACAAGTTTATCCTTGCTAACTGCCTTAGTTTTACGAGGCTTACGGTTAACTTTAGCTTCTTGTCCCAACATATCGCAAGCAGTTACAACTTCTTGATAGAATGCAATCAAGTTCTTAATCTGTTTACGACTACGATGTTTGTAACCTTCACGCAACTGTTCGTCGGCTTCACCGCCAGCAAGTTCCAGCAACTCATCAAGATCTCTCTGATAAAAGTTCTTAATAATACGAGCATGGGCCGCTTTAGCCTCTACGGCCTTGAGTAAGTTCAATACTTTAAATGCTTTTGGATCAAAGTTTTCCGGATCAACTTGGAAAGATTCGATAGCATTTTCGATTTCTTCAGTCATGCCCAATGCGGCTTCACGAACACGTTCTTGGATACTAGGCTGTGCTACAGTAGGTTTTACCTCAGTGGCAACTGCATCTTCGTCGATATCGTCTTTACCTTCTGCAATAACATCAGTAATCTGTTTACGCAACCATGCGGCAGTATCTTTGCCGTCATTGAAGTCTGCACGAACAGCAGGCATACCCCGAAGCAAACAACTAGCAATAGAACCCATTGTAAGATTACAACGATTGTCTTTAGTTTTCTTAAAAGCGGCAATATCTTCTTTAGTACAGCCGACACTAGTCATCCATTTGATAACTGCTGGCTTCAGATCTTTACCGCTAAACTCCATTCGGTAGTAGGCCATAGCGCCGTGCCAGTGACGAAGAAATTGACTAGCATCCATAGCTTCACAGTTATCCCAAGTTGGGCTATAGTCTTTAGCCGCTTTAGTACGGTGTGCTGTTACTTGTGCTTTAGTAACACGGGTCTTTTTTGCTGGTGCTTTTGTAGCCATTTTCTGCTCCTGTTGTGTTAAACAATATGTATATTATACTGCCAAACACGGTTATGGTCAAGTCCAAACGGGTATAAGTTTTTCCGCATACTTCTTTTTTATTTGGATTTTGGCTATTGTATCAAACTTACTCCAAACATCTTTGTTCCATTTTCGCATAGTATCAATAGATTCCCTATCCAAATCGATAACCGTGCCATCTTCATTTATTTTATATCCTACTAGTTTTGCCAAAGGCACATACCCAAAAGCAAAATCACTTAGTTTCATGTCTGGATTTTTAATTTTATTAAGGTTATTATCTACCCACCAGTTATAAAAATAAATCCTGGAGTTATGCAATCCGGATTTTGCTCGAAAGTTCATGTAGAACTCCGCTGAAAACTCTTTTTGCGGACGCACCTCATCTCTTTTAACAACGTCAATATCGTTGTCATAAGCTAAACTATGCCAATGTTTTCCCAATGTGCTATACCCTAGATAGATGTATCCCCACTCCATTTCAGGTGTAAACAATAGATAATCTTCGGGCTTAAAACTTTCATGTGTTGGCGGCAAAAATTCAACTTGGCACGAACAAGGAGCGTCTACTTGATCTTGTTTAGCTCTAACAATATTTTCAAATGTGTGTATTTGTATGTTTAACTTTAAAAATGCTGAATCTAACTCTTGATTAAACTCGTATCCTGGCCATACAGTGTTAGGTTTATTTTCATTTGCCCAATAATCTGTGTTAATACAATACTCTTTTCGATCTCCGTATATCTCAAACTCCTCATGTAGATCGTTCAATACTTCGGGGTGAGCCATTAAATCATCTATGCTAGTCAATACAGGAAGTTGGATATCGTAGTTGGCATTTATAAAATTAATATTGTCTTTAAACTCTTCAAGTTGACTAATAATCTCATCACCTACTACTACCTTATTATAAGTTTGTGTCCAGTTACTTTCGCCTGATGCAAGCTCGGCATTAAGTAAACTTAACCATCTTGGTGCAAACCCAGTATTAAAAACTTCGTAAAGCAAAATAAGATTATCTGATGTGTTTTTACCAGTAATAGTAATGCGCATCATAGTTAAACCAGGCTTATTCATTTTTCTTATACTCCTTTACGCTCTGTAAAACATCCCGCATCTCAGGGATAATGTTATACATATCTTCGTTTCTTATTTCATCAACTGACGTTGTTATTTCAGTAAATCTAACAGCACTACGATAACTATAAGGTTTTTCTAACTCGTGCATGATGTATTCTAAATGTTTGCTAATGTCTGCATTATATCGTTGTTTATATGTTACCATAAACTCTGTTAACTTTTTAACGATTGCCTTACGGAATCTAGCGGAAAGAATATGTACATGATAGTGTTTTGGGTCTTCTAGCAAGTTGATAAAAAAGTTTTTATATCCATGTTTTTCAGATATGATACCAAGATTAACCATGGTCATTATGATTTCTGGAAGTCTAAACACATTCATAGCTCCGGTAGTTATGCCAGGCTTAATCCTAATATTATCTAGTTTACTAAGCTCTATTAAGTTTTCTTTAACCTTTGGCCATACTGTCCCTGATCGAATAAGTTCTGCTCGCAGTCCGATTTCGTCAATACTTGGCCAAACTTCAATTTTACCAGGTTCCCACTGCCGCCAATAATCTAATACGTTCTTCTTACCATAAGTTAATAGTGAACAGTTTGTGTTATATTGTATTCGAACATCGAACCGTTCAGCTTCTACTAACATATCTAATATTTGCCAGTGTTCGTCCATCATCAACGGTTCACCACCTGCAAAATAAATCTTTTCTACATTGTGTACCTGTTCTTTTAAAAAATCAAAGTTTGTTTTGTTGTCGACAGACTCAATGTTCCAAACTTTCTCTTGATCGGTATAACCTAACTTTTTAGCATCCGGTACCCAGGCACTGCTATATCGAGGCCCACAACTGCGACATTTAAAGTTACATAGATTGCTAAAACGAAAATCCCAATATTTGAGTTTCATTTCGGTACATGTACCGTCTTCTAATGTTATGTCAGGAATTTTATCTAGCACTTCTTCAAACTCTTCATTTTGAAAAACTCGGCCACTTTCTCCTGTAACACGTTCTTGATCAAAACATTTGCTACATATTTTTGGTTCTACGCCTGCAATCATTTCTCGACGCAGAGTTTTCATATTTTCACTGTTCCATATTTCATCTACAGTTTGTGTAGTAAGGTCTCCAGCAAAATATTGATATGAGCTGGTTAGGCAGCAAGGAACTACTTTGCCGTTAGGTTCAAAGTTTAAGTGCATCCAAGGCACTGTGCATAGTGTATTTGATTTCATCATGTACTTATTGCCAACTAGTTAACCTTCATTTAAGTATGAGTAGAGTTTATATAATCTAATATTGTTATTTGCTCTTGATTGCCAAAGGCTGCTAACAGACGTTGATATTGATTATTATTATTTTGAATATAAAACTGTTTAGTTCTACATCCACTTAACAATCGAGATTTGCTAATAATGCCATTTCCGTTGGCACATCTTATAGATATTGCAAGCCTACGAGTTTTAGAATCTTGTGTAGCATGGATAACATCGCCTCGAAGTATCAGTAAGTCGCCTTCGTTGAGCACAGGTGCTTCACATATATGGTCTAAATTAAAATCAGCTTCATATTTTTCACCAGTTTCATCACTAACTCCAATAGTAGTGTTGTCAAAAGATTTATAAACTGCCGCACCCCGACCTTTTATTTGTTGACTAAATGTCGGTGCAAGTTTGTCTAATGTATCAAATGGAACAACTTTAAGACCCGAATAGTTTGAACTTGTTTTGTATACCGGTATATAAAAATTCAAATATTGAGAAACATCCTGGAAAGAATAAAAACTTTCGTGGTCTTGATGCCAGCTGTATATTTTTAAACTACTGTCGGTATATATACCGTTTGATACAAGAGTGTCAGTAGTTAGAGATGTGGTATTTCTAATATCTTCTAGTATCTTTTTTATTTTATCAAACGTGTAGTGTAATAAATCTTTTGAACAAGACTTAATGGGATAGTTTTTATTACCTAAAAACTCTTGTGTGTCGAAATCGTTTTGAAATTTTTTATTTTCTTGATCATTTAAAAAAGAAGGAACTACCACAAATCCCTTAGTTTCTAAATCTTTAAAGTTAACCATGCTATTACTTATTGCCATCGTATAAGGAACCAATCTAGGTGCGATTGTTTTCGTAACTCAAATACATGATATGCTGTACGTGCGTGATATCCAAAAGTATTTTTGCACCATTCATTTATTTCAATGTACAGTTCTTCAGTAAAGACGGTGTTTATGGTATCTGTAAACTGAAGATTTTCTTGATGTTCGTCCCATACTTCAGCAATCCACGTTCGGCCTGCCTTGCGTACTTGTATGTTCATCTAGGCACACGCATTAAATAATGCGCACCGATGCTGATACGAAACGGATTTTTTGTTGGACTATCTGCCTTGTGAAATATGTTGGCAGGAAATAGTACAGCATTGCCTTTTTTAAAAGTCGACCTGGCTATTTCTGTTTTATGATCGTTTGCGTAAAAGACAGTATCGCCGTCGCTGTCGTTTACATAGTACACCAACACCCACGCAGACGAATCTCGAAAATCTATATGAGGGTAAAGAGTAACTCCACGCATTGTTCCATTGAATCTTAACCGTGCTAGTCCTTGAATTTCCGCACTTGGCACAGCCAACGGAATAACATCTATAGTTAATGCGTCATTTATTGTATCGACTATTTTTTTATGTTGGGGCATGGCACCACTATTAAACTCGTGTGCCATTACTGTAAAAAACTGTTCTTTACCTTCTTTATGAAAAGAATCTACTTCAGAATAAGACCATTCAAGATCAAGGCAATATTTTTCTAAATGTGTTTCAAACCATGTTGGAAAGATTTTTTCCAACATGATTATTTTGTTAACATCTGCGGCCTGTTCTAATCTCATTACGTCCAAAGACTGTTACGTATTTTAATAAGACGGATCATCATAGCTTCGTCTTCTTTTTCGTAGTCTGCTTCAATCTTTTGAAGTAGTTTGTGAGCTTTGTTGCTAGCCTTTTTAAGTGCCGGGTCTTTATCTTCGCTAAAACTTAAACGACCACCATTTGCAATACGACTTTCCTCGCATACAGCAGTCCAGCCGCTTGCTTCATATGGATCAGGACGATTACGATATGTAACAGTCCACCACCTATAAAGGTCAATAATTTCTTGTGCGTTTTTTGCTTGAGGGGTAAACTCGCCATAATAGGGTTCATCTCGGCAGTATTCTTCGTCGTGGCGTAGTTGTGCCTGCCAGTTTAGATTGTCCTTACCAGCTTCTGGGCAACGCCAAGTGCGCCAACGGAACCAACCTGTGGCCCAAAACGGTGCATTATATTTTGCCTTTTTATCTTTATCTGCCCAAGCAATATGCCACCATGCTAGCTCTATCTCAACATAATCCACCAGCTCATTAAACAAACAAGGAAGGAAACGATTGCCCACATCACACCAATCGCCAGGCTTAATGTCACGAGGATGAGCAGTAAGGCTATGAGTGCGACTAACCCAACGGTTATTAATATAATATTTAAGATCATGTATTTTCCTTACAGGGTATGTTACAAAATCTTGAAGATAATCAAGGCCTTCTTCGGCAATCCACCAACGAATAGGATGTTCGGCCTTGGCACGATCTTCCCAATCGTGCCATTCTTCGCTAGTTCCCATTTTAAGTTTTTTAGTACCACGAAGCCAGTCTGCAAAAGAACTGCATGACCAATAGTTTGAATGTTGTGCCATTTTATATTTCCGGAGTTATAATCGTATCTAAGTTTTGTAAGTCAGCATTGAAAACTAAACTGATTCGATCAGTTAGCCCAAAGTTTTGATCTGCATAATGTTGTACCCATCCTGGAAACATTACTAGCAAACCAGAGTCTGGCGAAACTCGCCATTTTAAACTATTTAACGTATTGTATTCTTCAAATACTTGGTTAGGTATTGAATAACTTAATAAATCATGTGTAGGCGATACTAAATTTAAATTTCCAGAGTTGCTTGTCGCCTTAACATAATATACAAAAGAAAGAAACTTCCCAGGATGCAAGTGTTGTTTATTGTTTTCTAATATTTTTCCCTTTGGGGAGTTTATATTAATCCAGCCAGTTGTTAGCTTTGGTGCATATTCTTTTTTAATTTTAAAAGTCTCTGTGGCTAGTTCTAACCGTAGATTAACTTCTTTTACTAGTTCATTTAACGGAGCATCATTCAAGTCAATGAAATGGCTTTGCCATCCCATTGACCGATTTGCATTATGTTGACTCATCTTTTTATAGCAATAGTTTTCAAGAATACTATTGTCTACGTTGATGTATTCACACCCAAGGGCATGTCCGAATAATGCAGTTATTTCCATATTTGATTATTTTCTATCGCCAAATAGCTGTAACAGATTGATAAACAAGTTGATAAAGTCCATGTATAGTGTCAATGCACCACGCACCTCAGCCGCATCACTAGTTTCAATGCTTAGTTCCTCACGAATCTGTTGAGTATCATAAGCAGTTAACCCAAGAAAGATAATAATAGCCAATGCACTGATAACCATTTGCATAACTGTACTGCCAATAAAAATATTGATAATACTGGCAATAACAATGGCAATCAATCCAACAAACAAGAACTTGCCTAGACTATCTAAACTTTGTTTAGTAAAGTATCCATAGCCGCTCATTACACCAAACAATACAGCCGCACCCATGAATGCACTGACAATACTGCCCATAGTGAATACAGCAAAGATAGTAGCAAAACTCAATCCCATTAATGCCGCAAACCCATGTAGACATAACTGTGCTACACCTTTACTTGGCTCATTTGCCAATACCATGCTGATGGCAAAAATAGCAACAAGTGGTGCAAAAATCACAATCCATTTTGTTACACCGGTAAAAAATAACTGTAGTAGTTCTGGGCTAGTGCCTACAAAATAACTAACAATCATCGATACAATAACAGCAAGACTCATATGTCCGTAAACACGACCCATTGCTGAATTAATTTCACTGGCAGAACGATAACTTAATACACCGTCGCCTGTATAGTTTGAACCAAACATTTTTATCTCCTTTAGACAAATGGTTTAAGATCGGGCGGTACCCAGCCCACGGGTTTTAAAACTTTTCCATCTTCACGCTTACGCACCTTGCCTGTTTCTTTATCAATTTTAGCAAAGTTGGTCTGCATGACTTCTTTCCATGCACCTTCTGCATCACTGCCCATACTATGGATAGCACCGATAGTAACAACCAGAATATCAATAAGCGCATCCAGTGTTTCTAACTGATCATGATTATTTACAGCAACCTGCAGTTCTTTATATTCTTCTTCGATTAGTCCAAGATACATTTTAAACTGATCTTGGTCAAACTCCCCGCCTGCGGTTTGATCGCAGGCTTTCATAAATTTTTCTTGATCTCTAAATGGATTAGTCATATGTTTCCCAAATATTTTTTTCATAGTTCCAATGGCGTGTATCGTATATACGAAAACTGATACCGTAGCCCAGTACACCTATACAAAACTCAAAACCTGCATGGTTTTCTTGATAACTTAAACTTGTGTCAATGTCAAATAAACAACCACTGTAATAAGTGTGTTCAAGTTCCCAAGCCTTGTGTTTACCTAGTGTACCTGATATACAACCTAGATTCTTAAAGTAGTCAAACGGTAAAATAACCTGTGCTCGTAAGTTAAATATTTTCATATTTTTTCGCCTACTTCAAATCCCCTGAACCGTAAGAACCGTGGAAACCGCAAACTGTATGTACCGTCTTGGTTCCTGGTAACGGCATCTGCTCGCACTTCCACGATCTGACCAAGTAAGGAATCACGTGAACTCCAAAAGTTATCACGGCCACTATCAGTAAAACCCGAACCCACGTTGACTCGAATATTTTTTCCGTCGTCGACTCCTTCGCATACAATCGCTCCAAGTCGTCCAATATTTCGTCCTGTTCCTTCTTCGACATCTACCACCTCTAACGATACTTCAATAAAAGGCTTTAACTTGAGCCATGCTACACTGCGTTTACATTCGTATCCAGCTTCTGGATCTTTAATCATAATGCCTTCGTATCCACCTTCAATGGCTTTTTGGTTAATCTCTTTGAAACGCTTTTGACCTGCATCGGTATCAAGATCAACTAGTTCATGCCCAACAACTGTAACATTTGGCAACAGGTCTTTGTAAGTCTTGTGCCAGTAGTAGACCATATCACTACGAGTCGTTTGTGGTTTATTCCATTCACCTTTTTCAAAGTCTGCAAGTGGAATAACATCAAATAGATTCAGTACAGCATCGCCTGCTTCTACATTGTCCTTGCGGTGTACTTGCTTCATTAAGTCCTGAAAACTGCTAGACATAATCTCACCATCTAGTACAACATCTATATTGTTACTAGATCCGTGTGTTTTAACCACATTACTAATCTGTTCCACTATGTGAGGGAAGTTAGCAAGCTCTTTGCCGTTACGACTAAACATATCCACCCGACCGTCAGCACGAACAATAGTAATGACACGTACACCGTCCAACTTAACTTCGATGAGTTTCTTACCCGAGACTTTGGATTCATGATTGGCACTATCATGAGCAAGCTGACAACCGAACACAGGTATAGAAAAGTCTGCATATTTCTTCTCCACAACTTTATTAATCGTTTTTTCACTTACTCCACAACGTAGATCCTTAATAAGGATGCGTCGATACCAACCGTTCCACTCTGCCTTAGTGGCACTTTTCATCATCGAACTAATAACATCCCGTGCGGTGTTTCCGGTAACATTACGAGTGACAAAGCCAGTAAGAGCGAGAGTAAAACTATCCCAATCCAAGCCAGCACCATCTTCATCTTTCTTCTCCGGTATTTGTTTAAGTCCAAATGTGATCATAGGGTCTAGAGCCAGTCTACAACCTTCAAAGAATTCCTTATTACCTGCCTCAGCTTGGACAAGTATAATAGCTTCTTTATTCAAACGGCTAGGATGATTTTCCAAATCGGAAATAACTTGATAGCAAAGATCGCTCATTTTAGACCTTAATAATAACTGTAATGTAGTTATTATACAGTCTAGTTATCAGTATGTCAAGTGATTTGTGGTCTTAAATGGCTTACCTATAAAGGCATATTCCAGTTGACTCATTATTTTACGCTTCATTTGGCGTACTTTGGGATGATCATGATTATACTCAAACGCTTTCATAAAACGTCCCCAATCGTTTGGACGAACACGCTTTGGAACTTTGGCATCCATATATTCACTAATAGACTTTGGATCCCACCCAAACTTATCAATCATCATTTGGGCAATGTTGAAAGCGTGGGCACCCATTTCATCTCGATCGCCATAATATTCTTGTTGCTTGCGATCTTTGGCGTAGTAGGCTGTACTTTCGTAGCCCGGGATGGGTTTGAAGTTACGAGCACGATGTTGTCTAGCGTGAATAATTTCGTGCAACATAATGTCGGCAAAAACTGTACAAATACGTTCCCAACGATAACTACTCATTTTCATAGTTTGTGCATCTGACGGGTATGCAAGTTGCACCTCGATAAATCGCTTTTTACCGGATTTGTCTTCGCCCGAATAATACACACCACCTAACCAGAGTTCACCTTTTTTAACAGGGCTAAACTTTCCGCTGGTAACTTTAACAGGAAGATGATGTTTAATGTGTTTACTTAGAAGTTTAACAATTTGGCCAATGGGTAATCGCTTGTCTACTAGCTCGTTTTTAAGCTCGTAGAGCATAGAGTACAGCGTTTCTCGATCTAAAAGAGACCAGTTGAATGGTTTGCGGGCCATAGTACACTCCTAACATATCTATTTATAGTGTACTATAGCAAACCATTATATACGCACTTTATGGGCGTTTTGTTACGATTTCGTCAATCAATCCAAAATCTAGTGCTTCTTGCGCACTCATAAAGTTATCCCGTTCCATAGCTGTGTAAAACTCATCAAAAGTCTTGCCCTTGCTATTATGGGTAACATAAAGTTGGGTTAGATTTTGCTTCATTTTTAGGATCTCTTTTACTTGGATTTCCATATCTGTAGCTTGTCCGCCAGCACCACCGCTAGGCTGGTGAATCATATGGCGAGCATTTGGAAGCATTTTTCGCTTGCCAGGTGCACCAGCAGTAGCCAACAAGCTACCCATACTACACGCTTGCCCCATAACGACAGTGGATACATCCGGTTTAATAAACTGCATAGTATCGTAGATAGCCATACCAGCAGTGACAACACCGCCGGGACTATTAATAAAGAAAGTAATATCTTCATTACCTTGACTTTCCAAAAATAGTAGTTGTGCTACTAACAAACTAGCACTATGTTCGTTAACATCTGTGTCCAGCATTACAATACGATCCTTAAGCAGTCGACTATAAATGTCGTAACTGCGTTCTCCACGAGCTTCTTGCTCAATAACCATTGGTACCAAGTTTGGCATTACATCTCCATTTTTAAAGTAAATTCTGGGTCGTGTTGGCTAAGATAAAAACTAGCCAACTTAAACATTGTACGAGCATGTTCAATATCGTGCGGAACAATAATGCGTTCGCCTTCTCGCAACTGACGTAACTCTTCTGCGTCTTGCAATGCTTGACGCTCCATGGCTTCATAGTCTTGAGCCATTTCCATTAGTTCGATTTCGTTATACATCATTCATCTCTCAGTTGACGTTGATATAACTCTAGCTGATCAATAAGATTTTGTACACCTTGATAGTTCATAGTAAGTGTAGTATAACCCATTCGCATGGTAACACGATTGTCATCAGTGTGACCAATACTGTAGTAAGTAGTTGGATCCTTTTCCTTAGGAGCAGGAGGTTCAACTGCCTTAGGAGCAGGAAACGGTAGTACATTTTCGGGCATTTTGTTCTTCTTAAACAAATCAAACATTGTAGGCTCCATATTAAAATAGCGAGCAACCGGCGGACACCAAAGCGGCACACTAAGAGCCAGTACAAATCCTAGTGTAGCAAGTTCGGGACGATCATAATGCGTGAACGCAAGATACATACCTACCCAGAATAGATAGTATCCGCCAGTACGACCAAACAGTTTCATTTTACAAAATCGTACGAGCGTTCAAAGATTGGGCCATCACAAATATACAACTCACCGTCGATGCCGCGCATTAGGTAGTCACCGGGTTTGCCTTGTTTGTAATCACCTTCTAGTGTATTAACACGAAACGCTTCATCGATAAGTTTTGCGTGAACTACAATAGGGCGTTTCACACATGGTTGCATATCTACGACTTCTTCGAATGTATCAAAGGTTTTCATTGTCTTTCCATTTCTTTAAATGCTTCTGGAGCACGGCTAGCCGCAATTTCTCGCTGACGAGCGGCTTCTTTTGCTTTACGCAATACATTGGCATCACCAGTAGGTAGTGCTACAAGAACATAAGTTCTATAGCGTGGCCCTTCGGAAATGCGTTTAATTTCTCTAACTTCTACACCAGTAAGGTCAACAGTCTTACAAGAAGTTTTAATAGCCAACTCACTCATTTCTGTACTAGTAGCTTCAGAATCTGTTTTATAGATTTTCATTTGTTGGCTAGCAGTACCGCCAGCGGCCATACAAATTTTACCGTATGCCATAGATTTGGCTTTCATATCGGCCATCATAAAATCAGAACTTACACCTGTGCCTGCTTCAAACACCGCAGAGTTGCTAGTAGGAATCTTAGTCATCCATTCAGGTGCTTTGTCGATCGAACGTTCAACATATCGTTCTTGACGTTCGCGTTCAGCATCGGCACGTTTAGCATACTGATCAGTCGTTCCGCAAGCAGTTAATACTGCAACGATTGGCAATGCAATAAAAATCTTTTTCATTATTTTCCACCCATCTTTTCTTTAGTCCATTCGGCGGTTGACGAAATGTCTTTACCAAGTCCCGAAACTGTTGAACATGCGGCCAATGTACCGGCCAAAATAAGTACTACAAAAGTTTTCATTTTGCCAACTCCTGACTCTGTGTTTTAACTGTGTCTACGCCTTTGTCCAACATTCTAGCAATACCGGAAAAACCGACAGTTGCTAGGACTAGTCCAAAAACTGTGCCTATAATAAATGCTTTCATTTTTCCACCTTGGTCTCGATAATAATTTCGTTACGTTTGCGGTTTTCTTCACGCCATTTGTCTAAGTTAGCACGTACCCGTAACGGCTTGCTTACTTCGGATGACGCTGGTTGAGTCGGTTGCTCAGGCACTGTTTCGGAAAGTGCAAAGCCTGCCGCAAAACCAAAAATAATAGAAAAAATGACTTTCATAACTGCCTCTCTGTGTGTTAATGTATATGTATTGTAGCTTATTGAGCTCTAGATGTCAATACTCGATCTAGCCATTTATTGTATCTCTGTGCCTACAGGTAATATTGGCTTCTGTCTTAAAGTCGCCACCAATGTCCAAAAGAAGATTTTTTCGAGCCCGTTCTTTGGCATAGTAGCATAGACTGGGTATTTGTTGCCAACCTGTTTCTGTTTCGGTTAGGTGATACTTTTGTCCATTTACAGTAAGATCAAAGTTTACAGTACATCTCCCATTTAGATCAATATCAGTTACTAGATTTTGAATGTCGCTAACTTGGAGCTTAGTAACATGGTTACTAGAAGTTTCAACTTCACAGCCTTCGGGCTTGGCTTCTTGTATTACTACAACTTCTTTGATTACAGATATTTTTTCAGGTCTTGGACCGCAACCTACTAATGTTAATACCAAAATTAAAAGTAGTTGTTTCATTGATATTTCTCGTCTAACTCAACATTAGTAAGACTTGCAACAGTTTGGAACTTGTCCCAAGCGGCTTTTGCGGCAGGATTAGATTCTAACTCACTATTTGGTAATACTGCTTCTAACCAAATTTCTGGGCGGCGACGAGGATATGCTCCAAACTTTCGGGGTTGGTGAAACTTGCCCTGCTCCCAGAGTTCAATACTTACACTACGGAATAAGTCTTCTTGCTCATCGGTATAGCCAAACCACTCCGGATTACTACCACCAAACAATCCATACCCTGATTGTGGTGCGGATCCACCAGCATAGCCTTCCCAAATACCTCGCCATTGTTCATCATCATGCGGATCAAAATCTGTACGAGCAATAATGACTAAGACATCGTCAATGTCTACCTTGCCGTCAACAATGTCTCGAACACATCTGCTATAACTAAGACCGATTTTCATACAATAAGACTCTCATCTTTAGGGGTTTTAAATACATTTTGTCCACAACGTCTAATAGCATCTGCCAACGCTTGTGATGCTTCTTCCGAATAAATTTTAAGTTCTTCTAAACTGATTTCACTTTCAAATGCCCATATCTCAGGAAATCTTTGCGGATTTGCCCTTGCTCTTAGTATAGCATGTCTTGGTATAGGAAAGTCAACCTTCTTGTCACCTTTTAATACAGCCCAAAACTTTTTCTTTTCGTAGTCAGTGACATTAAAGATCCATTCAAATCCCAGGGTATCAAAATATGCCATATAAGCATTAGTGACTTTTTTCCTTGCCATTTTAACCTCTAATACCAGTTTGTGTAAAAGTTACTTCTGGACCGTTAGATTCTACATCCATACCAGCACTACGACCTTCATAGCACCTTCCGTTCCATTTAAGTTTTAATTTTACACTCTTATTCAGGATAACGTCAAGTACATTTTCAAAAATAAACTGATCTACAACAGCTTCAACCGATTTTGAACTTTTTGCTATTTTTACTTGACACGTATCACTGTGTCGAATCATCATGCTCATTTGTCTCACCTAAAGTAAACATTACACTCTTAACGCTATCCCATCGAAAACTTTTCCAATGCTTTGCTTCTAGATCGTAAACTGGCATTACATCCTCATTTACTTTCTTTTCACGTTTTGGCTCTGCGCCTTCTACAACAGATTCTTGTGGCACAAGATTAATATTGGTTGTGCATTTCATTACACGTTCAGTACCGTCCTTTTTGGTAAATGTAACAGTTACTTCACCAAAACGAAGATGACTCTTAAGCCATTTTTTAAATAGCTTAAAGTCTTTTTCACTTAACATCATTTGAAAACCTGGATTTAAGTTCAGCATTCTCTGTTTCCAATCGTTGAATATGTTCTGCCAATCGAATCATTAAATCATAAAGATTGCTGGCTGTACTTTTTGTTGCCACTACTAAATCAAATTCTTGAGAGTTTTCTGTCATGTTATTTTCCTATGTGTTTAATATGTTTGAATAGATCTTTTTTGTCCTTTGGAGCCCAAAATCTACCTTCTTTACCGCAGTTGGATTTATCGCTAGCCCATTCATGCCTAGCCATAGTACACCTTTGATAATGTGCTTCTTCTTTTTTAGGCCCTGTTACTAGATCTTCTTTGATTGTTTCCGGAACAAATGCCAGCCGGCATCGAAGTGCAATGTTTTTTGGAATCCACCAATCACCGAGTGGTCTAAATGCGTGTTTACAATCGTTGCATAAAATCAGATCAGTCATACTATTTTTCCTAGCCCTAACCAAATAAGTTGATCTAGTTCTTCTTGGTAATCTTTACCAAGCCTACGTTTTTGATATATGGCTTCGAGTACATCCTTACCGTCACCGTAGTCTGTTGCTCCGGCCCCACGACTTTCAAGTTCTTCTATTAGATCATCTGTATCAAAATCTGCTAGATCAACATCAACTTCAACTTCGGTATAAACAGTCTTATACATTATGTTCCTTAGTTAGTTCTGCAATCAATAAAAAACGTTCGTATGCTTTACGAACACTGGGATTAGCCAATAGTTTGTCAGCTTCTTCCATCATGGCTTTTACACCAGCCTCTGCACAATCATGGACACTAAGCCCATGTAGGGTACATAGATCGTCACCGAACTCTTTGGCTAACTTTTCCCAAGCCTTTTTTTGACCTGGTGTAATAGGAGTTGACTGCGGACGAAGCTCTGATGCTTTACTAATAGCCTTGCAGATAGCGTCCTCAGCAACTCGCCCAGCCGCAATCATCGCGGCATAGTTAGGTTCCACGTTAAACCTACGGGATACTCCCCCGGGGTAACACATGACCAAGTGATTACCTTTAGGGAAACTATCCAAAAGATCACTATCATACTCAGATATAGGATAATACCTTTTACCTCTTTTTTCATAGAATACCTTTTTTGTCATAGTTCTAATACAATGTTAGGGTTCCAGCCAGTGTCTTCACTGTAACCATCGTTTTCGTAACCACGTGGGTTACATACAACTCTAGTTTCACCAATCTTGTAATCAAACGGATGATGAGTGTGTCCGTGTGTCCACAAAACAATCTGCGGGTGATCTAAAATGAACTCACTCAAGTCACTATGGTATCCACCATTCATTAGTGTTTCATGAGCGTAGCTTGGATGTACACTTTGGAAACTTGGACTATGATGCCCAACTACTACACACTTTTTGTCTTTGTGTTCTTGAACAATCAGTTTGATGTAGGCAAGAGTCTTGTCATGCCGAATGGCAACATCTAACGCACTCATAGCCGCATAACTTCTATAGTCGTTGCGGATGATACGGAAGTCGTTCATCATACCTTCAATGGCATGCATTGTAAGTGGATCACGTTTGTTCATGTTAGTCCAAAGTGTTCCACCGACAAATACAATGTCATCGATGATCTTCGTGTCTTGTTCCAACATATACACATTGGGAAACTTAGCGCACTCTTCGCGCATGTAATCAATACCGGCATAGAACTTGCCATTGTAAAACTCATGATTGCCCATAATGTAGATAACATGCGGGAACTGAAAACTACAACGTTTGAGAAAGTCACGGAACCTTTGAGCACGTTCTTGTCTACGACCTAACCCAGTGCCATTAGCAATAGCCCGTTGATCGGCTGTATTACTCACCTCTGGATGGTCGTGGAGATCCTGAGCGACCATAATGTCACCACCTAAGATCAAAACGTCATAGTTATTGTCGTTTTGAATGTTAATATCACTGAACTCTAAATGGAGGTCACTGACTAGTTTGATTCTCATTTAATCCTCTATAGGAAATTTTGGTAAAGTTTCATCTTTCCATTTCTGGACGTCTTCTTTATTATACTCGCCTTTGTTTACTTTGTCAATAAATTCTTTTAACATTTTGTTCATCCAATCATTGAATGTCATGTTTTCAGAGTGTGCGCATTTAAAAGCAAACATCAACAAATCGTCCGGCAAATCGATTGGAACACTTATATCAGTGCTATAATCCTCACCTGCCGCAATAGCCAAACACTTTTGAATAAAGTCGTCATCTACTTCAAGATCAACATAGTTAACATCATCCCACGCTTCGTCTTTATCAACATCTCGACGTTTGGCTTCTTTACGCATTTTCTTTTGGAAGTCTGGGTTAACCATTCGATAAGCACGTTGATAAACGTAATCGTGCGCCTGTACTTCGTATACAGTTTGATCTTTAGTATCAAAGATGATAGTAAAGCTGTGACCGTCTTGTTCGCCGTTCCATGAATCTAGCATGTAGGCATCAGGCCCATAACATTGCCAACCGTAGTTACCACCTTCAGTAATGCGGTAGTTAACTAACTCCATCCATTCTTTCATAGTAATCATTGTTCGTGTCCTTGTTTAAGTAGTTTTTTAAACTCGTATTCTTCTAGTTGTTTAGTACGTTCAGCTTCACGCTGTTCATCGCACGGTTTGCATATTGTACGCACCCATCCGCCAATACCGCCATTTTCAGATTTTGGCCAGTTTGTTTCGGCGTAAGCACCACAACGTTCGCAGGTTACACCTGACATTGATTCAGCCATACGCACCATACCATCAATAACATCATCGCCACCGGTGTAGTAAAAACGCAATGTACCAAACTTTTCTTTAACTTGATCTAATACCACTTGCGGAACAGGTTCGGGTACAAACCTTGGGGATTCTTCTAAGATTTCAACCATCCGTTGTTCAACAACATTTGGAAGGTATGATTTGTAGTAATCATTGAACAATCTAAAATCACCGTGTTTACAATCTTCAATCATTTGATTGTACTCTAATGCACGTTCCCTACTTTCATTCCGCCAATCGATATGATGTTGGATATTACCCATAAGTTGATTAAGAATATTATACCAGCCATCACCACACTCGAAGCCCCAACACATACAAGTTTCTTGCATGGGCTTATGACGGTTGACCATCATCTTAGGATACTTCTCACATAGCAATGCGTCTAGTTCTTGTTTCATTGTGCCGCCTTTACATAGTTAAGTCTGGTAACATCATTTTGATGCTTCCAATGTTTTGTATGATCCTTGACCTTTGCTTTTACTATAACGCAAGCGCCAATGTTCAAGGCTGTCTTGTTGATCCAAGATGCCATTTTATTGTTTATTATAGCATCTATGTTGTATCCTTCAAAGTTTTTTGACTTAACTGAAGAAAGGATTTCTGCATCTAAATCTTTGAGTTGGATTCCAACTTCTCCTAGATATCCCTCGTCAACTTTTCTTGACGCTTTTTTAACTGCATTTTGTATTTTATCTCTAGCGTACACACTAGGCAAACAGGCCACATAGCCAAACTGATTAGTTTTAACCGACTCAGTGTTTAGAATACTATTAATGCTAGTTTGAAAATCATTCTCACCTTCAATAGCGGCAAACAACAATCTCTTGTAATAAGTTTTGATTTCCTCTGCAAGCAATATATCTTCGGGCAAAATACGCAACGGTAGCGGTGCTTCTTTTGGATCAGCAGTCCAAGCTGTGTGATCTAATGTATACATCATGAGTAGTTTATTACTATGCTTATGATACAGTAGTTGTATTTTACCATCAGGGGTTTGATCAGTATACACGGGAATAATAAGCTCTTTCTGATACTCTCCGTTAACTCGTTGAGCCGCACAGGCCAGCTCAAGAACCTGTTGTATAGGAAACTCTGTTAGCATGTTACCCTCCGACGATGGCAAAAATTTTGTTGGCTAAAACACGTTCTTTAGAAAACGCTTCTACTTCCCAGGGGCGATCATAATATTCAGCTTTGACCTTTTTGCCTAACCAGTAGTTAAGTTTATGATTTTTTCCAGACTTGACTTGCCCGCGAGCAAACTGTTTTACATGAACCATTTCATGTGCAAGTGTTACAACCATTCGTTCAAAGTCCAATCGACTGTCAACTAGCATCATAATGTACTTGGGGCCAACTTTGTTAACAATACCCCTACACCCTTGAGTTTTTACTAGATCTTTTTCTGTGTAAATGTCTAAGGTGTATGTGCTGTTTTTAAGTTTGAGCTCTTGTTCAAAAAACTTAGCTGAGTTCTCAATAAGTGCCTTGGTGCCCTTACTTCTGGAATAGACATTGATCTCCATGTTTCGCCCACTTTGTTTGTTACTATAAGTGTATTTTACAGGAAAATGGTGTCGGTGTCAACCTTTTGTAATCTTACATAGACCTTTTTGGCTAACTTTTTTATTACGGGATTTTGGATAGATCTAAACTGTCCAAAATATGCCGATAAGCAAGGACTAACATAACGATCATTAAACTTTAGCCTACTCAAACTTAATGGACGGCTCATGTACCGGAGTGCCCGATATTTGCCCAAACTTCGACATAGTTCTATAGCAATGCTGATTGAGTAAGCATCTACTTCGTCAGGATCGGCTAGATACTCATCGTAGGGATTTTTATTTTGTATAGAATATATAATGTGTTTGCGCCTAGCACTTTGGTGCTGATGTTTATATTCGTGTACAATAGCATCAAATACTTGTATCAATAACTCGGTAACTTGCGACTGATCCCATTGCAGACTTTTATCAAAGTTATGATGTACGATAACTTCTATAGGTATTTCATTATTCTGGTCGTCTTCGGCATCATAATATGCGTTAACATAAAACTCTTCAGAAAACATTTTTTTATCCCTGTCCGATTTAACCTTAATCATTAGGGAATGTTCTCGAAACTCTCTACGCAATAATGTTAACAAGTTCTGAAAACTTATGCCGCGTTTGCATTTATTTCTAACATTATTGCAAACACCGCATATAGTCTCCATTACACTATTCATAGTTACAACCTATAAGTTACTCTGCCTTTGGTTAAATCATATGGGCTAACTTCTAAGCGAACATTGTCACCTAGAATGATTCGTATTTTATGTTGTTTTAGTTTTCCGCCCATGTAACACAATAACGGCTTGGGCATATTTTCTACCCGAACTCTAAACATATTACCGGGTAGTACTTCTTCAACTTCCCCGACCAACTCAATAATATCGTCTTTAGCCATTATGGTTTATTGATGACGATAGCACCGTCTTCTATTTTAATATTCAAAGTGTCTCCTTCTTTCCAACCTGTGTGTTCTAATACTTCAGGAGGAATCTTCATCATAACATTGTCTGGGTCTCCAGGAATGTCTTCAAAAATATCTTCTACGTTAAATGTTAGTTTTTCCATAATGTATTTACTTTATATGCGGTCGTCTTGCCAGGGTACTGGCCTCCAACCTAATCGATTTAGATCAAGTTCAATTTCTTCTGTAACTGTGCCTTCTGGGACGAATCTTTTTCTTTTAAGATCGTGACCAGTTTCATAAACATCAGGTTCATCACCACCACTAATACCGCTACAGTACCAATCAATATAGTCGCCTTTTTCTTGCATGTCAGCAACTATACCGCCGGCATGCCTCCAACTGCACGACCAAGTTTCACCTTTCATCTCCTGCCAAAACTCTCTACTTTGCCAAGTCATGTTACACATAGCGGCATATAAGTTTTGAGCATAGCTATCGCTCGCTTTGACTTTGTCGCATAGTTCTTTTGAACTACGGAGATCGTATTCCATGTTGTTCTTTTGCCAGGCAGGATCTACTAGATTAGCTTCGTCTTGCTCTTTGGCTGTTTTCCAAAACTCGAGATAATGTTCGGGCACTTCCTTGCCCTTTTCTTCAGCCCGCCGGATTGCACCTTCCTTTTGGAAGGTATGTCGTTCCGGACTTGATGCTACTTTTTTCATTTTACAAGTGCCCTTGCTAAGTCAAAATTACATTCATAACTCCATGACAGTACACATCGAGTTTCTTGAGAAGAATGTCTAACTTGATGATATTTTTTAACATTGATCAAATATGCATCACCGGGTTGGTATGTAATACTTTCAACCTTGTCTGAACTACTGTCAGGGAAAAAATCAGTTACAGTCTTATCAGTATTATACAAAAATGTGTTAACTGCTACATTCCTTGTACCTAAATCTATGTGGCGACCGGATGTATTATTGGTCATAATAATCTGAGGGCGAGTACTGACTATTTGTAACTTTTTAGTCCAATCGTCAGGACCGCTATCGGAAAACGCATCCGGGAACATTTCCAAAAATAACGGACCACCGATAACAAACATAACATCGCCTGTTTTATAGCTAAACGGTTGGCACCAAAAGTTTTTAGCAGTAGTCATCTTTTGTTTTTCGATCTTCCAATCCTTTGTTAAAAACACAGGCGGAAATCCCGATAACAATGATTCTTCAGATCGATGGGCGATAATATATTCTCGATACTCTTTATCTTCGTATAGCGGAATAATAGAAGTTTTCAAGTAGTCAACTAACGGTTGAAACTCTATTTTTGATTTTCCCAAATAATGATAAAATTCAGAACTCATTGCGGATGCCAATCTCCTTGAAAACAATGTCGAAGCTCGTGTCCGACTGAATGCATAGATGTATTTTTACCTGTAATAATAGTGCAAGTTTTTTCAGTCCAAAAGGCACACGCTTTAACCCTGTAGGCAAACCCGCCATTGCCAACTTTTTTACTTTCAATGTCACAAGACTTGGCAGGGTCGTCGGAGACTTTCCAAATAATATTCATTGATTGAGATGTATTTTTAGTTGCGTCAAATAATGCACTAGGATTATCTTCGTATGCAATAGCATTAAATGAAAATCCCATCATTGCCAACAATAACAGTTTTGCCTTCATAGTTGCCTTCATAGTTGCCTAAAATGGTACAGACGGTAGGATTCGAACCTACAAAGGCACCCAATGGGCTAGCCCACGACCCTCCGTTGCCCGAAGGCATTGGAGGAGGTATACCAAGTTCCACTCACGTCTGCATTAGTAGTATATGCTATTTTCAAGATAGAGTCAAGTTAAAACTTTGCCAAAAAGTCCAATCCGCCAAACACATCACCGTCTATTAGCATTTGGAAAGGGTGTTTACCCCAAAAGTCATTTTGAATCCAGCAACGATTTTCAGCATCATAATCAAACCAAGGACTGTATCCTAGAACAAAATGTATACGATCAGTAGTGGTAGTGTCAGTTTGAAACACACAATGCGGCTGTCGGGTATTCCAAGTATAGGCATTACCAACTTCTAAATGGACCGGCTCTTTATTTTCAATCTGAAACATATACTCTGGGGATGTTATAATCGGAATATTGATACGCAGATTTAAGTATACTGGTTCATCTCTATGCCATGCAAACTTAGTCATATCTGGTGTCCAGTCGCCGGCTTTCATTACAGCAAGTCTGCTACGAATAAGTGTGCGTTTAGCACGACCTTGAAGAAACTCTTTAATATATTTAAAATTTGTTAACTCTGTTGGTTGAGTAAAACTGTAAGTATCGAAATAAGTATTCTTAAGTATTTTTTCTGTAGTAGTTGCAGGATCATAAAAATCTTTAGCATCCATGCTAACTGTCCCTAGTGTACTTGATTTAGTATCTTTGTTGTCTTTATGATTGGGATTGGCGGCAAAACTTAAACCGCCATATCTTGTTATAGTAGACTCTTTAGTTTGCCATCCTGAAAAACCAAATGTATCTAATGCTTCTAACGAATCATTGGCCAGTCTAATAGGATCATAGTCTTTGATTTTGAATTCAAGACTAGTTGATCTAAACTCTCTACTGACCATGTACCATTTTTCATCACTTTTAGTTTTTTCAGTAATGTAGCTATCTATGGTTTTTGTGTCAGGAACTTCGTCAACATAGATTTTAATCATTTATACTTTTTGCCAGGTACTTTTACTCAATAGTTTGCCAATAAGACCTTCAATATCGAGTTCCCACCAGCGGTGTGTATTAAGCAACTCACGAGGATTATGATGATGTGCATTATGCCAACCAAATCCAAATGTTAAATATCCTAAGAAAATATTATTTGTAGCATCATCTTTAGTATCAAATACCTTGTATGATCCTGGAATATTCATATGAGTAAAGCTACTAACAGTATTCAATCTCATTTGTTCAATAAGCACTGGTAACAAATAAGCACTGGTTAGCAAACTAAAACTGACTACGCCAGTAAGGTCAACTATTGCCCATACTATAATAATAGACCAAATCATTTTAACAAAGTGTCTGCTGATCCACATTAAGAATGGATCTCTCATAATTTTTCTAGAGCAGTAGTTTTTAAGATCAACTGCTTTTACAGCTTCTTCTCGTAAGCGATACCAGAAAAAACTTTCCATAAATCCGTATTGTTTAGGACTTGATAAATCAGCAGGTGTATCAGCAGTCTTATGATGCTGTTGATGTATTCCGACCCAGAACAGTACAGGAGCATAAGATGCATAAGTTCCTAGCAATGCTAAAGCTATTTCAACAGGTCTCCATGTTTCAAACTGTCGGTGTGCAAAAAATCTGTGGAATCCTAGGCCGTTACCGATAGGGCCAATAAAAAACCACACTCCAAATACTACCCACCAGTTAATACTGATGTAGCCCATTACTGCCGCCGCAATAGCAACAACTGTTATTAAATGTAAGGGGACCCAGATTTTATAAAAATAAGAGTTCATTTTTTCTCCATTAAGAAATGTTTTATAGCAAACTGTGGAGGATCCCACTCCCACCATTTTTGACCGTATCTCCAGTTTCCTGGTTGTGCGTGGTGATTGTTATGCCAACCTTCACCACAAGTAAAGATATTAGCAAATACACTGTTCTTTGCTGTGTCACGACCTAAGTCATAGTTTGTGTAACCAAAATAGCTAGTATGGTAGTTTGAAAAATAACTGGCTGTAAGTCTAAACCATACACTACCTGGAACTAGAATATACCAAAATAGTTTCCAGCTTATAAGATATGCAATCGCACACACAACAAACAACACTTTATAATAATGCTTATCCATCCAGACTAAAAACTCATCACGCATCAAGTCTTTAGGAATCTTGATATTAAGACGTTTGAAGGTACTTTCTAAGTTGTATTCCCAACCTACTACACTTTCCCAAAATCCCATAGTAGGCCCGTGTATATCTTTGCCTGGAATATCTGCATGGCCGTGATGATGTCTGTGGAACATGGCAAAGCGCATAGGACTGTGGCTTACTTGAAAAACTTGTAAAAATATAATCAAGTTATGAACAAACTTATTTCTAGCCTTAAAGGCCTTATGTGCAACCATCCTGTGGTTCAAGCTAAAAAAGAAATGGTTGACCCACCCTGCAATAGGCATAGCGATTAACCATATTAGATCATCGTTGAGCCACATTAGATAAAAACTTATTAGGCACAGCACATAAAATGATGTGACCATTAGCTCATAGGGTTTTAAGTATTTTTTCATTTATTAACCATAAAAAAGTGTTTGATCATAAAAGCAGGCGGATCAACTTCCCACCATGTTTCTCCTTGCCACCAACGACCCGGATTAGCATGATGATTATTATGCCAACCTTCTCCAAGAGCTAGGATACTGGCAAGCCAGTTATTATGGCTTAGATCTTTAACATCATATCTTCGATAACCTAGTTGCCATTTGCCCTGTAAATGAGGTAACACCCCGATGGCCGCCGCACCATGGAAACAACCAATGGCTGGCAATGCATATACAAATCCTGCTAGTTTAATATCGATTAATAACAGGACAGCTAGTATTATAAAGTTAATAGCAAAGTAGTTATTGTGTACCCAACGCATAGCTGGGGTTTTTAAAAATGGAGTAACGAATCTTTTTGGAATAGCAGTAGGACTCCAAAATGCAAACCAAGTTTTAAGCACACCGTCTCGAGCAGGATTGTGCGGATCTTTTTCAGTGTCGCTAGTAGTATGGTGTAGTCTATGTACTGAACACCACATAGCGGGACTACCTAGGCTGGTAAAGATACTTGAAATGAGCAATATCTTTTCTCTAAAGGGAGTTGTTTCAAACGCCTTGTGCGCATAGTATCTGTGTAGGGCTACATTAACTCCAACAACGCCTGTCCAAAAAAAGCAAACAAATCCCAACAAGAACCACCAATATTCACCTTGCGAGATTGCAAGGATCATAGCAGTGACAGCTACAATGTGATTAACCACATGTAACAATCTAAATTTTTGTATGTTGTTGAGTGAAAGCATAACTATTAGTCTCTACTTGAAAATCGTTTAAAAACCGTTCTATAACACTATTTATGAATATAATACTGCCTGAAAACAGAAATGTGACTCCTGTGATTTTACCTTGTGTGTCGGTGCATCTTAATGACATAGAACATATTGATATTAACACATCAGTGTCACAAAGTGAGTACAATGATGGAGTTGATGTAGTTAAGGAGTGGTACAAACCTTGGGTCGATCTTGATCAGTTTCCCTATGCATATTTTATGGGAGATGGCATTACAAAAGCAATTGATTTGACTAGATTAGAATACAGCGACAAGTCGTGGAGCATGCTAGCAGGGGACTACGAGTGGCCTTGTGCATTTGGTAAAATCAATAGAAAAAGAAGCATAGATCAACTAGCAGATCAAGTCAACTATCTTACACAGCCCTTTGCAGGTTCTGGAAATATGTGGACTGCCGAACAGCTGAATCTAATACAGGGAACAGTTGTCTTGGACATGGCATACATTTCTACAACAAGTCCTCAATGTATTACATTACCCGAAACGGTTGATAGAGTATTTTTAGGAGCATCAAAAACATTTGGAACTGCATTTTTAAGGCATGGCTGGCTTTTTAGTAAAAAAGAAATACCGTCATTGAGTCTTTTCATGCACCAGATCAAATACTTTTCTTTTTTTAATTTTAGAGCTGGTATATTGCTCTATTTAAAAGTAAGTACCAACAGTCAGTTAGAGCAAGGGTTTGATTTTTGCAATGAGATTATAAAAGAAAATCCCCAGTATATGCTATCTGGGGATAGTTGGCTTATTGCAAATACCGATGTAAATGTAGGAGCACATTTAAAACGCGGATCATCCTATCGTATTCCGCTAGGTCTTACTATTCAACAAATGCTTCTTAAGTGATCCTGCCCTAACAATATAATCTGTATCAGTAGACGGCATACGTCCAATCATACTCCATACCCATTCGATATCTGGTTTATGCCCACGAGGTATTTCACATAGTGTATACGGATCCCATCTATCATCGATAAACTTTGTTGATTTAATAGCCAACGCATTGTATCTGCTGTGTCTATCTTTTTCAATAATCCAATACCATTTAGTTTTGCCAATGCTTTCACAATAGTCATAAGCAGTTTTAAGCATCAAATACATTGCTCCGTTACGCACATTATTGACAGCAGGATCTCCCTTCATCCATGCAAAACAAAATCCGTCATTCCATATACCTGGAAGATCTAATCTAACGCCAGTGTAAACTAACAACTTATCGTTATCGTCAAATACTCCCCACATAGGATGGTCAGTGTCTTTAGGGTTTAGATACAAGTTGTAAATAGCATCAAACCATTTTTTATCAACTTTTTCTATTTTATCGAAATCTTTTTCTACTTCGATATTTCGTAGTTCTTTTCTTTTCCGGTCAGAAATAAAAGAATCGTAATAAATCTTTTCAACTTGTTTAAAGTCGTTTACATCGAGTAATCGAACGTACATGTTAATCCTTTACTTTGCGTGAATACGGCCATTCGCTAACAATCTCGTCATCTCCGTAGATGATAGCATATTGATAACAACGCGGCTTACTGCCTTTACATGTCCATATTCTGTGGCCGGTTGAAAAAATATATCCTCTCTTTTTAAAACCAGTGGCAATGGCTCGCAGTATTCCATCTTTGTTTTCTCTAGTCATAAAGGCCGCTCGAAAACCTGGTTGTTTTTTACACCACTCAAGTTGAGAGATAGTTGATGCATAAATGCCTTCATAAATGTGTTTGTTAAACTCTAATGTCCTGGGATTTTTCCAAGTCCGATTAAGAATCCTATAACAGCCCGGAGTCCACCAATCTTGTCTATAGATAGTTGAAAACATAGTAGGAACATTATTTTCGACATACATAGTAAGTTGCTCTTGTTTCTCTAATGGGAACTTTCTTAAAGAATAGTTATCCACCAAGGTATGGTCAGCGTCAAGTTCTCTTTGACGATGTTCATCAAAAATCTTAGCCAACGGATCCAAAGGAGAAAAAGTGTAAGCACCGTTTTCCATAAAAACTTTTTACCTTGTTATTAAATATGTACATTACTTATACCTGATACTTATGACCATTAAAATATTAACCACTGACGATTTGCCAATGTTAAAAACTCTTATAGGAACTGGACCGCAAAAGATTGGATTCAGCGACACCCAAATTACAAGCGATGAATATTTTAACTATTTGAATCTATGCCTTACTCATCCGTTGCATAAAACCTATGCATACATAAATGAAGAAAATGAGTTAGTTAGCTACTTGACGTTATGTGATTTTCCAGGATTACCTTATTACGCTAACATAAACTTTAAAGTCATTAAGAAGTTTAATACCTACAGACAAAATGACAACGGTATAAGACAGTTTCAAGAAGTGTACTTTAATAAAGAAAAAGAAAATAGGTATGCATTTTTTAAAATGCGTGGCCTAAAAAGTATTCGAATGGAGGAAAAACTTACCAAAGGTATTGCAGAAGCAATGCCAGAGTTTTTTAATAGGTATCATAGGACCATTGAAGAATACATACCTGCGGGCCAAGCATCTAAGTACGAGCCATTCAATAAAATCTTGTTAAGAGGCCATAAGTTTAATAGCGACTGTGTTGTTTACAAATATACTTGTAAACAAGAGTTTAGAAACAATGTACCTGAAGAGATACAACAAGTTTCTTTACAACTTGAAAAGTTTATAAATCGTGAATAAATGAAGGGTATTTGATAAAATCAACAGCAAATGATATCCTAGGCTCAACAAGACCATGAACTGCGTGTATAAACTTATTGTTGATTAAATTCCAAGTACCTTCTTTAAACGTAAATGATTCAACTTCATCTACTGTGCTATATCTAAAAGGTATGCGTCTAGTTGCTAAAGATACGCCAGCATCAGGTTTTACTTTATAAAACTTTGTCTGAACATTTGGGCCACCTGCTTTAACAATGTATAACAAACAAAAGTTTCTAACCATGTCGGTATGCGGTGCAAGATCACCGTTGGTAATCTTTTGTATGCTAGCTCGAAAAAATCTAGGAGCAACATTAGCAGTAACCCAATCGATCCATAACTGATTCTTTTCTTTGATATCAAAATTACTTTCGATAATTTTTATTCGCTGATCAAGAGGTATATTACGATCGTCCATAAAGTTAACTAAAGTTTCAGTTAACTCAATGGGCACTTGCGGTAGTTTAACATTAGTAACTGCTGTTACTGTTGCTAGTTTTTCAGCATTAACAACATCTACGAATGCAGGATTTATTGTAATATCATCAAACTGTTTCATATTCGCGAGTTAAGATTAGATTGTTTTCTGCAACGTAGTCATCTAAATCACGTTTTTGTTTTATAACAAACTCATCGTTTTCCTCACTGGCCATTAGTGTTCTAAAGGCTTCTTCATTTTCCCAAGTTGCTACTCCAACGGTCTTTTTTCCGTCTAGTGTAACAGTTCGGGTAATACTTACAAATCCTGGTTTTTCTGCGCGAAGAGACATGATGCCTCCAACGTGCTGTAAAATATCTGCCATGTAAGGAACAATAGAGCCCCCGTCTTGCTTTTCAATACAAATTTTTAGTTGATACATATCTCATCCCCTAGTGGTAATAGCGTATGTTTATATTTATGTTATTTTTTGCACCTTCTGAAAAAAAGTAAATAGTGCTATGCTAACATTAATTGAAAAACTAGAAGATTACGCAAACCTTGTTACTGAGATACAAGATTTGGTTACCCGGGTTGGATTTAAAAATGATCAGTTGATTTGTCAGGGTCGTAGCTCTGACACAGAAGATTGGCATTTGGGCATTGGCAGTATAAACGATCTAGAACACAAGGACGAAGATAGTTATAACAATATTTTCCCTAGTTTAGAAAACACAACCATAGCCAAATATATTAAACGATACAACGGTTTTAGATCCCGTATTATGAATATAACTCCTAGGCACTGTTATACAATACATCGAGATCCTACACCCAGGGTACACATTCCAATAGTTACTAATAGAGATTGCTGGATGGTTTGGCCCTACTCAAAAGAAATACAACACATGCCTGTTGGATATTCATATTGGACTGATACTAGAAAACATCACACGTTTCTAAATGGCGGGCAAGCTAATAGGATTCATCTAGTGATCTGTATATCTGCAACAGATCCCAAGAATGTAATAGCTAACCCTTAAAATGTTTATCAGTACCCTCAACAATCTTCTTTGCTAGATTGTAGGGAGTAAACACAAACAAGAATGGGAATATGCTATGTATTACTCCAGTGATAACAATAGCTACTGCTAATAGATTAAAATAACTTGCGTAAAGGAAGTGCTTTAAATAAGAAGATTTAATTTCTTTTAAGTGTGACATGTCGTTCCTTGAAGTATGCTTCTAACCATAAGTAATCGTTTATTTTATTCAATGCTGGTAAATCATTATCATATAATGCTACATACTCTTTAGCATCTTTATATCCCTGATATGCCCAATCTGCATTAAACTCTAAAATATCTTTGCAAGATTTCCATTGCTCTATATATGTATCGATATTCTTAGCATTGGGTCTAGATCTAAATATCACACTCATAAGTTTAACACAGTGTCTAAAAGCTGTTTTCCATGCATCGTATTGGCTATCATTGTATTTTGATACAGAGTATGCATAATCTAATACTCGTTTAGTTGCGGTAGCATTTAAACTAAAATCCCCCTTGCTCATATCCTGATTAATGATACTATCTTTTTTCCAAAGTTTAACTCCGCCGAGTAAGGTTAAATTTTTATGTATTGGATCGATTGCTTTAAACATTAATAGGTCAACATCTAGATCTTGATCATAATCTAAAGATTCTGTTAACCAGTTGTCACCGTCGACTGTCCAAAAGTAATCGGTAGTACTAAGACTATTGCAAAGTAAGTGTACTCGATCGATGCCAATGATTCCGTGCAGGCGTACTGCGTTAGGATGCAGTTCTTTAGTTCTTCCCCAGTTTACTTCACAGTTGCTTTCTTTGAAACTAATAAAAAATACATCCATTGCTGTGCCCTATAAATATCTCATGGTATTTAACACCTTTCTTTCAACTGTCAAAAAATATCCTGACAAGCTAGCAGTTAACAACTTAACATATCAGGAACTATACAATCTAGTCATAGCTAGGCCTTATTCAAAAGTGTGCTATGAAACTGATTGGACTATTCTGTTGGACATTTTAAAAGCTGCCTTTGTTGATAAGCCTATTATTATATTGCCAAAGTTTCACAGGGAAGCAGTCGATATCCCTACAGTAGTGCCAGATGAATTTGGTATCATGTTGTTTAGCAGTGGAAGTACTGGCACACGAAAACAAATCTTTATGCCGGATAGCATGATCTTAAGTAATGCATCTAACGCTATAGAGTGTCAAAGATTAACTGATCGCGATAAAATATTAACAGTATGCTCTTTAAATCATACTGGAGGTATAAGTGCCCAAACGTTGCCGGGTCTGCTATGTGGCGCCCATATTATCGTTGAACCTTTTAATGCGTTTAATCTATTGCGCATTATTCAGGAACAGGAAATAACTGTAACACATTTAATTCCTGTAATGATTGATGCATTGATCAAAGTAAACAGTGATGTGAAGGTACCCAAGTTGCGACTAGTTGTAGCCGGAAGCGATTGTGTGTATCAACAGCATGTTGAGTTTTGGTTAGATCGTAATGTTCCTTTTATTATAAATTATGGACTATCTGAAGCTGGTCCTATTATTATAAATCACGAGTTTGTGCCAGGTGACGACTTATCTATTTTTGAGTTAGGTGTGTTGTTAGGAACTAGTACCTGGTGTGATACTAAGATTGTAGATAATGAACTATTGCTTAAAGGCAGTTGCGTGTATACTAACGATTGGTTTTTAACTGGTGACTGTGTTGACCTAGTCAACGGGTGGTTTATATATCGAGGTCGTCGTTCGGCGGGTTGCAAAATCCTTCCCAAGGCATACTGAATCCGTTTTCTATAATACGCAAATATTCTTCATTTGGTTCAATGCCTGCGGCAAGTCTTGCAGGGTGAAACTTTCTTAAGGCTGACAAGTACATATCAATATGCAGTTCCCACTTGGTCTGATACGTGCTGTATATTATAGCATCGCCTGCATATTTTACTAGGCCTGTTCTTTCTAATAGTTCTAATGCTCTATGGGTGCGCTTCATTTTTCCGCTAGCGTCGTGGTCTCCAGTACTGGTAGTTATGTAAAAATGTTTTGCACCATTAGTAATGCCGTACTCTATCTGGTGGGGCAACATAACACTAAAAGGCAAACTATTCATATGATTTTTACTTAATCCCCGTACTACATTGTCATGTTCGGGTAATGTTGCGCTACGAAATAAACATCGCATTTGATATTTGATACCGTCAAGCGGGCCAAGGCTACCTCTCCAGTAATGGGAACCGCTTACAGAAATAAGTTTTGTTCCCATTACAACTCCCCAAAAGTTTGGAACATCTCTTAGATCGTATTCAGTGCCAAACTTCATTTTCTCAATGGAGGCATTATTTTCGTAGCCCACACGATCACATTCTTGACAGAACTGTTCTATTAGAGGAATGTGTTCATTAGTTAGTTTTATAACTGTGTACATTATACTCCCGCTTTCTTAAACAACTCTTTAGCCTGCTCAAATGTGTAATCTTCATGTACACTCCAACTTAATATTACTCTGTGATTTTTACTATGGTTTAAAACTTTATGTGGCCCGGAGTTATTAATCAGTACAGGTCGAACTAGACTAAATCTAAAAAGTTCTTTTACTGATGAGTTAACAAAATAAAATACATTTTGTGGATTGTATTGTAGCACTGGATCCCCAACCAGTCCATAAAATATAGTTTCTGATTCTTCTGTGTACTCTATAGGAATGTTAAATGCGCATGAACGTTTAGCATCAATATGTAAGGGTATTTGTCCAAATGGTCTAGTTGTGTAGATATTAAAAATAGGACTTAAGAAAGGAAAACGATCTTTTAATGATGACATATAAGGATCGTTTTTAACAAGGCGATGATGCCCAGCCATGTCTGGCATTTTATTAAACTGTATTTTCTTAACTAGTTCTGTTATCTTTTCAAGATCTAGATCTATAGTAAGTTCGTAAATAAAATCGTTATCAATCATAATAATATTAAACTGGTGCTGCCGGTAGGGATTAAACCTACATCCTACTGATTACAATTCAGTTGCTTTATCTTTTAAGCTACAACAGCGAGGGCCCAGGGATTACTCCTCCAAAGCCCTTAACTCTAAAAAGTTATTTTTTAAAATAACTTCTTTTAATCTTTCTGCTACTGCTCGATTCCCTTCTTTTGTTATACAGTTTACAAACCACTTGTCTTTGGAAATATGTTCTTCAAGTAGTGCAGGAACAGTATCGTCTAATATTCCAGATTGAAATCTAAACCAAGTTGGAACGGCAACTTCGGGTATGACTATATGTATAGCATTGATATTTTTACTGCTTAGATATTGATCAATCTGTATTAATGCCCCATAAAATCTATTCATAACTAAGTCTGGGTGTTCAAGGTATATCCTATAGTCCGACATGACCTGAACAAACTTTTCAGCCGTTTCAAACTTTTCTATAAACTTTTTATGGTGCTCTTGATGAAATCCCCAGCTGTCGGTCAAACTTTCAGTTTGCTGTTTTTGCCACATGTATTCTGCTTTTTTGTTTATCTGTTTACCTAGGGCAAAATCTCGATCAGATCCCGGAATAAACAACAAGTTGTGCGGGCAGTGAAATATAACGGCTAAATCAAGATTTTTAGTTTTTTTAAGTTCAAAAAGTACACGTTCTTCGCTACCCTGTCTAGTACCTATGTTAACTATATCAACGTTAAACATTTGGCCTAATATATCTATAAAGCTATCAGATGATCTATAAGCGCAGTTACTATGTCCGTAGAAACCTAATCTCTTCATGTGTACCTTCTATTGTAGGATAAATATTTATATAAGCCAAAGGACGCACTTTATGATTACTGATTTCTACAAAGAACTCGACATACCCTATAACAAAGATAAGTTATATTCGATATTCCTCGAAAATCTTAAATCTTGCCCTATTACAAACTCAGCATTTGTTGATGTTGGAGACGTAGTAGATCTAACGTCATTTGTAGAAGTAATGGAGCTGTTTGATAAGTTTCCATGGATTCCGTGTATTAGGGGGTACGCTGGTTTGGCCACTCTAAATAGACGTACTCATATTCACACAAATCCCGGAAATAACGGATATATCATATTTCCGTTACATGGCAATATTAAACTTAATGTATACCAATATCACGCACCAGTAGTCAACGGCCGTCCTACATTATCACCAATACTTACTGAAAGGGTTCAGTGGACTGATGCAGATGAAAAGGCCGCGTATGCAAGCCACGTTGACACATTGGTTATTACAAAACCAACTGTAGTTAATGGCTTACGGATTCATGCTTTAGAACCAAATGATTTGCAGACCACTGTATTTTTTGCACTTAAACTGCCATTGTCATTAGAATGGCAACGTGTACTTAATAATTTACAAGAGACTGTATAATATGTTTACCGTTGCAAAATCTATTTTAGAAGCAAACAAACAGTTTTGTATAGAAGAAGCTATGGCTTATGTTGCGGCTATGACTACTGCCCAAGCACCTGAGTTTGTAGAGTTCCCCCAAACACCAACATCGATAGATTTTTGTAGACGAGATATTACATTTGTAATCGAAGCTTACATATCGGGACTAGTTACTGTTGATAGCAAAGCCATAAACTTTGTAAGCAGTAGATACTGGATAGGTAAAAAAAGCGCATTAGTTGGCAACAAGGCAAAAGAAGTATCGACGCATACTTTTTTAAGAGACTTGATTGTTAACTACGTTTTAAAAAACATACACTACCCATCCAAACAAACTGTTGCCCAACAAGTTACGTCTTATGGTGTTTCCGAAACGTTGGCGTTGGTTAAGATTGTCGATGATTGCAATCTATTAGTTGATGTTATACAAACGGGCCCTAAACAACTTTACCTACATAATCATCTTGAAACTAGATATACTGCTAAATGGTGGGATCCTAAGCCTGTAGAACAAACAAAACTTGAAACTATTTTAGAATGTGCTTATCAAGCACCTAGTAAACAAGGGCATCATGATTTTGAAATTGTTGTCCTTACTGATAGTGTTGAAGGACAAGCATTTAAACAATGGCTCTACTGGGAAGATACTGCCTGTCTAAACAAAGTTCGGGCCGCACCCGGACAGGGACTGCGTAGATACAACGGACAAGTTCTAGCGCCAATTGTTATGATATGGCTAGCAAAAAAATATCCAGCATCACCTAATCCTTATGGTGAAAGCGAATGGTTGCGAACAAATAATGATTGTATCATTAGTTCAACTATGGCCATGTGCCAAGCAGAAGAGTTGGGGATGGATACAGGATTTTGTGGAACATTAGGTGTTACCGAAATACCTGCTAGATTAAATAAACTAGACCGTGTAGCAGTAATATCTGTAGGTTTCGGTTATGCAACTCCTGATAATCAAATATTAAGAAAAGTTTATAAGGACGGTGTTGAGATGGGCTTTGACTTATCCAATACTAACCCGTTAATACGCACTGGCGACAACAGAAAAAATAGACCACCTAAGTACTCGATGATAAATTACATATAGGAGAATCTATATGTCAGAGTCAAAAAATACAGTGGTGCCGCCAGGTGTTAGTGGTCGAGCACCTCGATTCGATTCAAGTAAAGTTACTTTAGAAACTGTAGCCAACGAACTTGCGCTATTAAACTTAGGTGATTTTGAGCCGCTTAATATACGAATCAACACTGGAAAGTTCATGCAAGAGCTTGCACAGTTTAGTGAAGATTGGGTTGACTATCTTCCACGTACTGATAGACCTAATAATAGAAAAGGGTTAACTATTACAAACCTTCCAGGTAAAACTCATAAAGATAATCCTAGTCTAGCACAAGCAAGTGTTGAAGCTGGCAGACGATTAAGTGAAAATGATTTTAATGAGCCGACAGATGTGTACAGAGCATGTGCTAGTTTACATCCACTACTTGAAGAGTTTGAACCGTTGGGCAGAACATTTTTAGTTAGAAGTGATATTGGCGGACACTTTGTTCCGCATCGTGATCATCCTACTATGCCCCGTGAAAGTTTTAGACTTGCTGTGTTCTTAAACAACTGTGCGCCACTACAGTACGATTGGTGGATTGATACTGATCGTAAACTACCGATTGAAATGGGTCGTGTTTATTATATTAACACACGTAAAACACATAGAACTATCAGTTGGGTAAACGATAGTATTCATTTGATTATGAACATACCATTTAGTTCGGCAAATGTTGCTAAAGTTATAGCACACTTACAACACCCACATTAAAGGTATTGCTCAAATAAATCGCTGAGTGTAATAGTACTTCCTCGTAATCTAGGAAGTATATGAACATATTCGTAGCAAGCATCCCACGGTTCTGTACTTGGCATTTTACACATATTAATACCTGTTTTTATTAACTCAACTGCATAACGTGGGCAGTTTCCAGATTCTAAATATCTTGTTAGTTTATTAACAACCTTTAGTTTAATATTATCTGGTAGCTGATTTGGTGCTAGTTCTTTAGGAGATTGAACTGGAGTTGGCCAGACAGTTGGATCCATCTTGCGACCTTCCCAAAACTTTTTAATAAGTTCAACTAACTCCGGTAACGCGAATACATTGTAGATTCCGATAGTTGATTGGAATCCAACAACATACATATTATCTTTAACAAGGTTAAAGTTTTTAATCAACTCATCTGGAGGGACACCTCTAGCCCAGTAGTTAACATCCAGCGGTCCGTCTAATGAGATACTGGCTTGTACATTTAGTTTGTTTCTATGTTTACCGAGTAATAATACATTAGCTTCTTTAATCGTATGTAATCCAGTGCTAAAACTTACTAGTTTTAGTTTTGGCGCAGTAACTACTACATTTATAAATTTTTCTAGGTTGGGCGATATTAACGGTTCACCTCCATAGATGTTTACCATTTCTATTGTGTCTGTATGTTTTTCAAGTAACTCTAATGAGTTTGATTGATGAACATCGCTCTTGGTAAGATTACTATTTTTATGATTAGGATTTTTTTCAAAAAACTCTATAGTATTGTTATTCAAGAAGTTTGCAATAGTACTACTGTACAATGGCCCACACATCACACAACTACTTGCGCATACATTGTCTAATGCTATGAGTATTTTTCTTAGTGATGCAGTAGAAGGAGCCGGCCATCTAAATATTGTTTGCCAATTATTTTTTTGATGATTTTTGTAAGAATATATGTCGTTAGAAAACTTACACGATACACAACTTTCTGGAAGCTCGTCACTATCTTCAAAGTTTTCTTGCCTCCACTTATTTGTTGCTTCTGAATAAAAATCATCAATGGTTGATTCTGGAGTGTAGGGCCCGGTACCTGCAATGCGACAACAAGGAGTTATTGTGCCATTGGTTTTTATTTCCATTGAATAATAAGGTACCCAACACAATGGCTCTTTTTTATTTGTAGTCATAGATTAAAGATATTTTTCAATCCACTCTTCGATTGTTGTATTGTTTCCTCGTAGTCTAGGAAGTATATGAACATACTCTCGACAATCTTCCCATGGTAAGTTACTTGGACGCTTGCAAAGATTAATCCCAGTTTTTATTAGTTCAATGGCATAGTTTGGACAGTTACCAGAGTCAAGATACTTAGTTAACTTATCTATTACGCGAAGTTTAATGTCATCTGGCAGTTGATTCGGAGCTAACTCTCTAGGCGATTGGATTGGAGCAGACATTAATATTGGGTTAAGTACCCTCATGTCTTTCCATAATTGTTTAATGAGTTCAACTAGCTCCGGTAATGCAAATACATTATAGATACCAACAGTCGATTGTAGACCAATAATAGTCATATTGTCTTTAACAAGGTTAAAGTTTTTCATAAACTCATCGGGCGGTATTCCTCGCGACCAATGATTAAGATCTAACGGACCGTCTATTGAAATGTTTGCTCTAATTTTTAATTTTTCTTTATGTTTTCCTAACAGAAATACATTGGATTCTTTAATATTATGTAACCCAGTGCTAAACCCTACTAGTTTTAACTTAGGTGTGTCGAGTATAATATTAACTACTTTTTCTAAGTTTGGAGAGATCAAAGGCTCGCCACCATAGATGTGTAACACTTCTAAAGTAGACTTGTGGTTTTCTAAAAAGTCTAATGCGTTAGATTGATGTACTGGTTTTTTAATAAAATTGTTATGTTTATGATTAGGATGTTTTTCAAAAAACTCTATGGTGTTTTTATTTAAGAAGTTTGCAATAGTACTACTATAAACAGGACCACACATTACGCAACTGCTTGCACACACATTATCTAATGCAATAACTATTTTTCTTAGTGATGCATCAGTTGGAGTTTGCCAATCAAACTTTTCCTTCCATATTGATCTATTCAAACTTTTATATGAAAATGTATTGTCCGGAACTTTACAGGCCATACACGACTCTGGGAGTTCGTCGCTGTCTTCAAAGTGTTTTTTCCTCCATTCATTTGTTGTTTCTGAATAAAAATCATCAATAGTTGATTCTGGAGTATATGGGCCAGTATCGGTTATTTTACAACAAGGCCTTAACTCCCCATCAGTCTCTACTTCGATTGCATAATAAGGTACCCAACATAATGGTTCTTTATTAGTCATTGTATTACCTTTGTAAAAATACTAATACCTAGTTTTGATTTTATTCCTTGCGTTAAGAAGTTACTAGCACAATGCAATCTTACACAATCAAATATAATAGCATTTCCAGGTCGCCATTCTTGAGCGGAGTTAAAACTAAGGCCCTTCAACCAAAATGGTTTTAAGTGTGACATATATTTTTTATAAACTTCTTCATCAAAAGGTGCGTTACTTTTATTTTGCACTTGACTGTACTCATAAACTTGCGCATTGTAATATGTAGGAATATCAATAGTTGAACCGCCAAAGAACTTACTAGGGCCTTCTAAGTAATATTGATCAAACATGCACAAAGAAGGATAACCCGTGAACTCTTTTGTATATGTTAACTCCAACGGAATAGTAATAGCTTTGTAGACAACAGGTCCTAACTTATCGTCATCGTTGTGTATTATGTGCGGATAGTTTACATAAAAGTAAAATGATGTGTAAATTTCGCACCCGCCTATTTCTTGTTTAATCTTTTCAAACAGTCGAACTAACACTGGGATGTTTTTGAAATCCGATAAGTCGCTAGTAATAGGACCAGTGTTCTTTTGTATTTTATTATCTCGGTTGTTCCAAATAGAAATCAGCTCTGCAATATCTTCTTGTGTAAGAATATTTTCAACAGTGTAAGGCTGACTCAAGTTAGCAACTATTGTATCTCTTTGTTCTTGGGTACGATTAATCATAGTACACTATTTATCGGCCAAAAATCAAGTCAAAAAAATAGGACCCGAAGGTCCTATTTTACATTGTAGGTCCGTTGCCGTTCTTAAACCCAACTGACCCACCTTCTGCTTCAATACGTGCAATAACGTCTTCAAATAAGATAGGCGCAAAATCAGTTTGTTCAACGCAAACACAATGGTAACGTACATCGTTTTCATCGCTGTACAGTATCTCTCCTGTACGTGCATCAACCCCACGAGCTTTCTTAACGCGATTAGCGTGTAAGTGTCCATGAATGTTAGTACCAAAACGACCCATTGAATCACTGTGTAACGGAATATGACTTAAGATCATACCGTTCATAACGTGATAAGCTCTAAGCTCTCTAAAGTACATACGATACTCGTCGTCCCTAAAGATATCGTGGTTACCACGGATTAAGACCTTGTCACCGTTTAACCTACGCATAATGCTTAAGGCCTTGCGGTTAATAACAACGTCACCTAAATGGTAAACTTTGTCAGTGGGTTTGACACGTTCGTTCCACGCCTTGACCATAGCTTCGTCCATTTCCTCAGGACTGTCCCAGGGCCTTAACTTAGTAACGCCATCATTACGTGTGAAACGACATACACCCATGTGTCCAAAATGCGTGTCGCTAACTAAAAATACACTTGGCATATTCGCCTCCTTTCTTTAATATAGTATTATAGCACCAAAAGGAGAACTTGTCAAACGTACCAAATCTCCTTAAAGCCTTCTTCTTCTGTTGGGGTTTCAAAGTTATCAATCATTCCTTGCACAACTTCCCAGGGAATCTCCTTACCAGGACGACTGGCTAGTCGTTCCTTAAGAACATCTAACGCTGGAGTACGGAACACTACCGCAATATGTTCATAGTCAGGCAACATGTTGAACTTGCGAGTACGGCTCTTAACTGTAGTGCTGGTTTGATCCCATATAATGTCGTTACCCATAGAACGCACCGAAACAACATTCTGAGCCATTAATTCAACTGCTTTGGGCATGTAGTCTGCAAAGATTTCCGAGTAAGTTTTACCTTGTCGTTTAGCTTCTTCTTCTACCCAATAATCAGTTGATATAATCGAACAGTCCTTTTTCCACTCTTGGTCGGAAATCCAGGTACTTTTACCTGCACAAGGAACTCCAATAAGTTGATAACATTTTGGCATCAATCTACACTCCTAAAAGTTCGCCAATCATCAATGTTAGGCTTTTCGTTTTCGTCATACGTCCAACCCAACGCTTTCATCATAAGATGCTTAACTAGCAAGTTAGGGCTACGGAAACGTTCTGTATCATCAAAGCCCATCATGACTCCAACTTCACAAACTGCACCCGAACGGCAAATGCCGGCATAGCAATGAACGACAACATTCATACGGTTGTCTAATGCGTGTTGTAGCAGTTGAACAAGCTCTGCGGCCTGCTCATGACTACACTTCATTTCTTCCTCAAGAACGTCGTCCTTTTCTTCCACATCTAAAAACTCAAAGTTGTGACGCTCTTTGAATTGGTGCTTTGCCTCCGGCTTCCAACCAGCAGGGTCTGTAATGCTAATCAGCATACTATTTGGGCCGGCATCGTGATGGAACCCGATTGGAATATCACTTGCGGCTACGTTTTCAATCCATGGCATTATGTTCTTTCCTTTTTAACACGGCCAATACGGCTCGCTTTGTTCCAATCGTAGGCAATGCCGTCTGGGCATTTACCATCTCGAACACTGTCTACACCAAATATACCTACTACTTCAATGTCAGGGCCTTTAATAGTCACAAACGTTTCTACAGTTTTGGCAAAAAGCATTGCTTCGTTTAGTGTTGGACACGAGCTTAGTGTGAGTCCGTTTTTGTTTATTATTTTGTACATGCCATTATTATAGCATTAAGAGATAGACCCGTCAATGGGTCTATCGTTGTATTAATACAACAGATTACACAACTTCAAACACATCAGTGTTTATGATTGGTTCTGGATTTTTCTTTTTAGATTTTTTTGGCTGGTTAGTTGCTTTTGGTTGCAACACTTTTTGGCAGTTCATTGTACTAACAACAGGGCTAAACAACAAGATTTCCTTTGCTGACTTAGCTGTCTGGCTAGTAATTTCACCATCTTCGTTTTTATTTTGTTTCCTGCGACCGGCTGTATAAGTTACATCATAATAGCTTAATGACAACTGTCCTTGATTATCAGTATAAAAACTATCGCCTGCATCTCTATTACAATAGAATACAATATTGCCTTTTAGGTCTTCTTGCTTACAAAAATCCATAAGGGCAATGTGTGCTTGATCATTAAAACTTTGACCGTATTGTGTAAAGCTATCCCTGTAGGGAGGATCCATAAAATAAAATGCTGTGCCTTCTACCGCACTCGCACAAGCGGACCAATCACCGCAAAAAATATCTACTTTTTGTAAAAATACATTCCATTCTAAAACATTGTCTTTATCATAGACCTTTGTAGTTTGATTTAACAAACCACTAGGAGTAGCAAAGCGACCATTGCTAGTTTGATTAACTTGCCAGATTCCGTTAAATCCAGTCTTCATCAAAAAGTACAAAGTAGCACTTTCGTCTGTAGCGTTCCATTGAGTCCATTTTGTAGTATATTCTTTACGTAGATCATAGTAGAACTTCTTTCGATCTACTTTAGACAACGGCAAGTATTGTGCAGACAATACATCCATTCTTGCAATAAATTTTGCAACATCATTTTTAATAGCGGTATAAAGTCCTACTATCTCTGCATTGATATCGTTCATAATGAACTTTTTAACATTGGGATTGTTTTGATAGATATGAATCATCATGGCACCACCACCAAAGAACGGTTCAACAAAAGTATCATATCCTGAATACGGAATACCTGGATTTGATTGATACTTAGGTATCATCTTGTTTTTGCCGCCTGCCCAAATGTATAATGGTTTCATATTTTTTCCCTTAGATTCTAATGTTAACATATCCGTCAGTTATTGCCTGTGTATCGCCGCCTCGTTCGCTTTTCCATTCAAACTTAATATTTTTAAATATCTCTAAGTTATTTACGTCTGCAATGTTACCTATCATCATTTTATCTTGGTCAATGATTACTAGGCTATTCCATTTATCAACTTCCTTATACCAGTTAAGGACTTCTAATCCAATAATTTTATTAAATGCATTTCCTGTTTCGGCAGTGGCTAGCTGTTTGCACATATTTTCAATATTTTTTCCTGGATACAGTTTGCTAAAGTATTCTTTATAAACTGCCTCGGCGCTAGGCTGAGATAAAATCCATTTGCGATGCTCTTCAAACTTAGTCACTGGACCTGCTCTATTGCCTTTAAATATTGTAGCATTCAACTCGTCTTGCACCCGAATGGCTTCGGCTAATGGTTTAAGACTTGCTCCGTTATTTTTAAGTTCTCGAATGCCGCCTGCAACCTTCCCGTCACCTTTACCATCTGTGCGTTCAAAAGTCCAACCATTAATAACCAAAGCAAGATACAGCTCACCAACACCTAACCCTTTGCCTTTAAACTCAACTAGAGTAGGCATTAGTCGTTTCCATGTTTTGTTTGTTTTAAGTTCTTGCGGGTATATTTCATCAAAGGACAAGTAAAAGTTTTGGTTAAACATTTCACCGCCTACTAGGTGATTGTCATTTTCTAAAATGTTTAACATTTCCATTCCATCGCCTTCATAACAATGCGACAACCAGGCATGCGCTAGAAAGTGTTTACAGAAAGCACGTAGCCCAATATTTTTATTTTGAGCCATATTTCGTTTGGTTAACAACGATGTAACTTTCTTTTCAAAGTCGACAAGAGTGGTACTCATAGAACATCCTTAATAATGCTTATAGTATAGCATCAAGAGAAAACCCTGTCAACCGAAGCTGACAGGGTTTGGGTGTTGTATTTCTACAACGGATTAAAGAGCGTAACGATCACTCATTACAGTCTTCAACATGATGCCTTCTGGAGTGAACTGGTCCAAATCAGCGGCTAGCAAGCTAGTCATGATTGATGGACTAAATCCACTTACCAATGCGGCACCACTCTTGTCTGCCTTAACAGGTACGTTGTCTGAACTGTTTAGGTTCCAGAAAACAATC